ACTCCTACATTACTCCTACAGGTCAACTCCTACAGGTAAAAACCAAAAAACGACTCCCTCGTGGCTTACGCTGCGAGGGAGTTTTTGTTTTGCCATTTATCTTATTTTGCAGATTTCGTCCATCAGCCAGGTGGGGTCGCGGCGGGTGTAGACCTTTTCGGTGATGTCCGTGATCTGGTGACCGACCATGTACTTGATGGCGTATTCGTCCACCTTGTACTTCTTGGCCAGGGTGATGAAGTGCATCCGCCCGTCGTGAGGACGGTGCTGGGGATTCAGATTCAGACTGTCTCGAATCTTGGTAAAACGGGTCTGGTACTTGTCGTAGGTGAAAAGCTTGCTGCTGCAGTGGGTCCGCCCGTCCGGACAGCTGATGAGATATGGACTGCCCGCGTTTTGTGCCTCCTTGTACCGCCGGGCGACCAGCTCCCGAATGCGCGGATGAATGGGCACCGTCCGTTCCCGTCCGGCGTCGGTTTTCATGCCGCCGGTAAAGGTCCAGTTCGTCAGATCCACGTTTTTCAGCTCGATCAGCCCCAACTCCTGCGGCCGCCAGCCGGAGTAGCACTGAATCAGCACCACGTCCACATAGTCCTTTCGGTCGTCCGCATGGGCCCAGAGCTGCTCCATTTCTTCCTCCGTGAAGGGAAGATGGCCGCGCCGGGCCTTTTCCTGTTCCTCGATGATGTCGTCCGAGATGTCAAAGGTGCGGGCGTAGTTCCGATCCACCAGCTCATATTCCAGCGCGTAGTCCAGCATCAGATTGAATAAGGATTTGATGCGTCCCTGTACGCCCGGGCTGGCGCGGCGGAGCTCGCCTCTTACGCTGGCGGTTCCTTCCTCCATGCAGCCCTTGATGTGCCGGGCCCGCAAATCCTTGACCCGCATATTGTACAGCGTGGAGCAGTATTTCCAGGCGTTCGTAATGGTCCGGCAGCTGGAATCGGACTTCAGATTTTCAAAATAGACGTTGGTCCAGCGCTCGTACAGCTCTGCCACCGTGATGTCCGCCTCCAGATCGTAGGGATTGCGGTTGTATTCCAGCAGGGCGGCGTAGGCATCATTATAGGTCGCAAAGTAGGATTCAGGTTTCAGCGGGCGAACGATGTACCGCCCTGTGGGTGTTTTACCCGTGCATATCATGGCCCGAAAGGGTTTGCGCAGGCGTTGATCCTTCACTTCTGATATTTGCCCAAACCCATTTGGAAGGCGTTTTCGTTTCCGTTTGTTGCTCTTAATGGGTTTAAGTGTGCCAGCTATAGTGTTTAGTGGGTAACCGCAATGGGGGCAGTTTGCCGCTTTGTCGCTGACCTGAAGTTCGCATTCCGGGCATTTTAAGAGCATACACCATTTCCTCCATTGCTTTCTTCACGTTCATCTTATAGGATGATGTACGAAATGTCAACTCCTATAGAAGCCCTATAGGAAGTGAACCGAAAGGAAGAATTTCATGATCCCCAGCGGGAATTTGCTGTGCCCCTGCTGTGCGGGCAGGCTTACCTATTTCGATACGGTGAAGCGAAAGCTGTGGACCAAGCACCAGAAAAAGCAGATCGTCTACATTCCACGTTACCGCTGCCCGGCATGCCGCGCCGTCCACAGGGTGCTGCCGGAAAACGTGGTTCCCTACCAGCGGTATGAGGCAGAGCTGATCCGCGGGGTGCTGGAAGGGCTGATTACCGTGGAAACCCTTGGCTATGAGGACTACCCCTGCGAGGCCACCATGCGGCGCTGGCTTAACCGGTTCGGTTAGGTTTCACTCGCTTTTGATTCCTTTCGGCGGGCGTTCTATTCTAGAATAGCCTCAGAAAGGAGGTGAGCGGCATGGAAGACCTGGAATTTGCCGCCGGATCGGTGCCGGTGGCCGTGGCCGCCCGGGTGTATGGCAAGGAACCCACGTGGGTGCGGGCCGGAATCATCGCCGGTTGGCTGCCTATTGGCAAGGCCACCCGAAGGGGCGAGCTGATTACCAGCATTGAACAGATGAACAGCCGCTACGGACGCATCAACTTTTATATTTCGCCCAAGCTCCTCTGGGAGCAGACGGGCTATGTATGGAAGGGGGAACGAGCGTGACGACCATTCATCCAGAGCTAAGTCCCAAAAGCCGGTACTGGATCGACCGGCACCGGTATTACGAGTTGAAGCACTTCTGCCTGCAGTATCCTCTGTGGATCCGGGCGCGGGCCAGTCTGGACGGGCTGAGCCGCCGTGCCCTGCGCCTGACGCCGCCCTCCCCCACCGGCCTTGTGCAAAGCCCCACGTCCCGCTGCGCCGAGCAGCGCCTGTGGTACACGGAGCGCATCGCCATGGTGGAGGAATCCGCTGCCGAGGCGGACCCGCTGCTTGGGCCCTACCTGCTGCGGGGCGTGACGGAGGGCCTGTCCTACGACTGCCTGAAGGCCCGGCTGGCACTCCCCTGCTCCCGGGAAGCCTACTACGAAAGCTACCGCAAGTTCTTCTGGTTGCTCAGTGAGAAGCGACAATGAATCCCGCGTATTCTGCAGCCCCTCTTATGGCAGGCCAATAGAAAGGAGCGGCAGGTATGGAACATCGGGAACTGAGTACCAAAGAGGTTGCGGAAATCCTGAATCTGAGTGCGCCGTATGTGACGGCATTAGTAAAGAAGGGAAAGCTGAAGGCTCACCCGCGGCAAAGCGGCGGCTGGTGCGGCAATCCGGGCTACGGATATTTCTATCAGGACGTGATGGAGTATCAGAAGCAGCGGGCCGCAGGCCGAAACATGCCAAAGGTGAGACAGGCGGACCCGGCTTTACTGACGGAGCTAAAGGCGGCGCTGGAGGATTTTCAGGCAGCACAGGTACTTTTGGACGAACAGACCAAGCGGCTGGAGGAACTGGCGGCCAAACTGTTGGGGGCATAATCGCCCCCTCTTTTATTTGTCAAAAAAAAACCGCACGCACCCGAGCAAAAACACTGCTACCCTGATAGCGCGAAAAAATCCGCGCCTTTTACGGAAAACCATTCCAAAGGAGGAGAAAGATATGGAAGATCAAACCAGAAAGCTATTGACGGAACAGATCGACGCCATTCTGAAGGAACTGGACTCCCTTCCTCAGGGCAAGGACCGGGAAGCGGCGGTGGACAGCCTTTGCAAGCTGTACCGGCTCAGGATCGATGAGGATAAGAACGAGACCGAGCTTCGCAAGGTTCAGGACGATAATTTCGCCAAGGAACAGATTGCGGAGAATGAGCTTCGTTCCGCCCGCATCGACCGCTGGGTGGGGTACGGCCTGCAGGCGCTGGGCATTGTGCTGCCTCTCAGCTTCTATGCCGTGTGGATGAAGCGGGGCCTCCAGTTCGAGGAGACGGGTTCGTTCACGTCCAAAACCTTTCAGGGATTGACCAAATTCTTCAAGCCTACGGTGAAAGGGTGAACCAATCAAAGGGGATTGCGAAAAACAATCCCTTTTCGTTTTCGAAATGCGCTATCATTACAAAAAACCGGCCTTTTACGGCACGCTGTACGGTGAAACCTACGAGTGCGCCCACCCGGTCTACCGGCGCTGCACCCTGTTTCGGACGGAAGAAAAGGGGCTGGCGGTGATCCAGCAGCGCTGGGACTCGGCCACCCGCCATACCTGGTGGAGCGAGATCGACCCCTGGCTGACGGTGCCGCTGTACACCCATCCCGCCTTTCCCGGATATTTTGCCAAACGGGCGGCTCCGGCGTTGGATGGCCTTTATCCCACCGTGACCGTCCGCCAGATGATGTGGGCGCTGAAGATGAAACCCTTACCCAAGGCCCGCTGGGAAACGGTCTTCGACCGCCGGGAGATCTGAAGCCGCGAAAAAAACAGCAGATATTATGGACAGGAAACCCGAAATTTGAAGGAGGAATACAATATGAAAAAACTGCTCAGAGTTCTGGTACTGGTTGTGGCCAATCTGCTCACGCTGCCCTTTAATCTGGCGGCATTGGCGATTTTGCTGGTAAGCGAGAGAAGCGGCGAGGAGAATGATTACATAAACGAGTATGCAGGTATGATATGGCAGATGACGAAAAAGTGGATTCAAACGGGAAAGCTGAACCAAACGGAGGAAGAGTCTGAATAAGACTCTTTTCCTTTTTCTCGGCCCGCATTTCATTGCGGGCTTCGGGCCTGCGGTACCGCTGCGCGGTGTCCTCGGGCCCTCGGTTCGCTTCGCTCACCCTCCGTATCGGACCCAAATTCATCCGCGAAAAAAACTGTTTCCTTTATGAAAGCGAAAACTTGCTGGCATAAAGGAGGAAAAGACAATGGCGTTTTTGGGAACAATCTTTTTCGGCTTTTTGGGAGTGTGTGCAACGGTAGCATTTTTCCGAAGCGGAAAAGTAGTGATCCGAATCATCAATCATCTATTCGATAAAGTGGACGACAGATTTTCGTAATTCAAAGGGACGGGAGCCTGAAAGCAGGCTCTCTTCTCTTTTCGGCAAAAAATCAGGAGGTCAGTCAAATGAACATTATCAAGGCATTACTTGGAAAAATGGACGTGCTGGAGCTGAAATTCCGCAAAAAGAATGAGAAGGCTAACGACTCGATTCTAAGTGCCCTGATGGAAAACCCGGAGGGCTACAAGCTGGAGGCCTATATCGGCCGGGATGAGCAAAACCAGCAGGAAATCGTTATCAAAGTGAAGCAGCGGGAGGCGATCATACACTATGCCCTGGATGAAGACCATTGAACGAACCCTTAGGCGCTGGGCTCCCACAGCCCTATCTGTGCTAGCAGCGGCAGGCGTTGGCGGCACGGCAGTGCTGGCGGTGAAGGCATCCCGTCAGGCGGACGAGATCATTCGCCGCGGTGAAGAGTCAGAAAATTCCCGGTGGGATTTTTGGCGAAAAGCTTCCAAAACGGCGGCGGTTTATCTCCCCGCCGGGCTGATGGGGTTGGGAACCGTCGGCTGTATTTTCGGCGCTCGGATGCTGGACAAGCGCCAGCAGGCGGCCCTTGCCAGCGCCTATCTGCTTATGGACCGTACCTTTCGGGAGTATCGGGCTAAAACTGCCGCCAAGGTAGGTGTGAAGACCGAGCAGGCCATTCAAGCAGAGGTCCGTCCCCCGTGGGAAGACCCGCCCGCCTGCGAAACGGAGCCCGAACTGTTTTACGAAAAGCACTTCGGATATTTCCGCCGTCCTCTGCTGGAGGTGCTGGACGCGGAGTACCGCCTGAATCGGCAGTATGCTCTCACCGGAATCTGCTGCCTGAACGACCTGGCTGAGCTGCTGAGGCTTCCTAAGCCGGATGGCGGCGACCGGTCCGGCTGGTCCGTGGGCGCTGGCGAGGCCTTCTACGGATATCAGTGGATTGATTTTTCTCACTTCGTCACCCATACGGACGACGGGCTGGAGTGCTGCTTTATCGAGCTGCCATTCGGCCCCACGGCGGATTATCTGGATTACTGAAACAGAAAAACCGCGAAAAAAGCAGCAAGTATTATGAAAAGGAGGTTACTGCTATGGATAACAAACTGGTCAAATGGCTCGGAATCGGCGCAACCGCAATCGGAATGGGAGCAACACTGCTCTCCAACTGGGTCAGCGGAAAGCAAGAGGATGACAAAATTGAAAAGAAGGTAGCGGAAGCAGTCGCCAAACTGACGAGCAAAGAGGGCTAACAAACCCTCTTTTCTTTTTACTGTATTGGAGGCCAATGATGGATGAAAGAATTTTGGCTCACTGGACGCTGAGCTATGAGGACGCACTGGAGGCCGCTGGAGAATACATCCGGGAGGCCTTCTCAGAGCCCGAATGGTGGAACCGGCCGCGGGAGTTCCGCCGCCGCAGTGACAGGCTCTGGGCCGCAGAGGAAATGTTCCGGGAGCTGATGCTCCACCCCGAAAGTTCGCCTCTGAAAACGGCGATGCTCTTTCGGGAAAAGATGGAGCGTTTCTGCCACGAATCCCGTGGCAAGCGCTCCATTTACATTTTCAAGGAAGCGTACAAGGTGGCAATGGAACTCGAAAATGAGTTGTTTTCCGTTGCCACGGAACGAATTTGACAGGAGGGTGAAACCATGAACTTTTCCCAATGGGGAAAACATCTGAAAGTGAGCCTTGCTAAGCATAGCCCGGAAATTCTGACGGGGCTGGGCATCGGCGGCATGTTCGCCGCTATGGGGCTGGCCGTGTGGAAGACTCCTAAGGCCCTGCGCCTGATGGAGCAGCGAAAGGACGAGCTGGAGGTGGAGAAGCTGTCCATGCTTGAGACCGTGAAAACGGTATGGAAGTGTTACCTACCCTCTGCGGCGCTGAGCGTTGGCTCCACCGTGTGCCTGATCGCCGCCCACGGGGAGAACCAGCGGCGCAACGCGGCTTTGGCCACAGCCTACGCCCTGTCTGAATCCGCCCTGAAGGACTACCGGGAGAAGGTGACGGAAACGGTGGGGCCGAAGAAGGCTGAAGCCGTGGACGACGCCGTCGCCAGGGATAAGCTGAGCAAAAACCCAGTGGAAAGCCGGGAGGTCATTCTGACGGACAAGGGTTCCACCCTGTGCTATGACGTGCTGTCCGGACGGTATTTCAAATCCGACATCGAGAAAATGCGGCAGACGGTCAACGAGTTGAACCGCCGCATGCTCAGCGAAATGTATATTTCCCTCAACGACTTTTACTACGAGCTGGGTCTGCCGTCCATCGGGGTCGGGGACAGCCTGGGCTGGTGTACGGATCGAGGCCTGATCGAGCTGCGCTTTGACGCTCAGCTGACGGCGGACGGCACACCATGTCTGGTGCTGGACTACGCTGTGGCCCCCAAGTACGGCTATCAGCGCTGAAAGGAGGCCCCATGCAGCGCTACGATTACGAGGGCCCGGTGATGGCCTTTCACCAGTGCCTGAACCCGAAGTGGAAGGCCTCCACCGTGGCGGTCACCGAGACGAAGGCCAAGGCCAATCTGGCCTACCAGTACAAACGCAGGATGGGCTTAAGCCCCCACAGCAAAATCACGCTGCCGGGCAAAGTGCTGCCCGTGGCGGAGTAACGGAGGAAACCCATGGAAAATTACCGTTCCAACTCCCATAAAAGCCGGGAGGCGGCCATGCAGGAAGAAAAGAAAGTGGAAAAGGTCATCAGCGGGTCGGCCAGCGTGCAGAAGAAAAGCGAACTGCGCCGGTTCGCTGATATTTTTGTGTCCGAGGATGCGGGCGATGTAAAGGATTACCTCATCTGGGATATTCTGGTGCCCAGCATCCGCCGGGGGCTGCACGACATGATTACCTCCGTGGCGGACATGGTATTCGGCAAGGGCCGGACGGCAAGCTCCACGACCAGTGGCGCGTCCCGGGTGAACTACCGGGCCTATTACGAGCCGGAAACCAGAAGCCGCCCGGGTCAGACCGTCGCACGGACTGGCTACACCTTTGATGACATAGTGGTGGACAGCCGGGGCGAGGCAGAAACTGTGCTCCAGCAGATGGACGATCTGATTGCCAATTACGGGTTGGTCAGCGTGGCCGACCTGTACGATCTGGTGGGGGTCAACGGCAGCTATACGGACAACCGCTACGGCTGGACTAACATCGCCAGTGCCAAGGTGGTCCGCGTGCCCACCGGCTACATGCTCAAATTGCCCAAGGTTATGCCTTTAGACTGAGAAAAAAAGGAGATACAAAAATGAAGCTTTCCAATATGACGAAAAACGCCGGAATGGCGATAACGAAACTCTTTGCGCCCCTGAAGAAGCATGCTCCGCAGATCCTGATGGCAGGTGGCATCGCCGGGGCCGTTGGCAGCACGGTGCTTGCCTGCCGGGCTACTCTGCGCCTGAATGATACCCTGGAAAGCACCCGAAACGATCTGGCTACGCTGCGCCACTGCCAGGAGGAGGGCAAGAACGTCCATGGCAAGGATTATACCCAGAAGGACGCAGCTCATGATAAGGTGATCCTTTACCTGCAGGCCGGACTGAAGGTATGCCGCCTGTACGCTCCCGCCGCGTTGCTGGGTGGGCTGTCCATTGCAGGCATGGTGGGCAGCAACACGCTCCTCCAGAGGCGGGCGGTGGCCCTGACGGCGGCCTACGCGGCGGTGGACAAGGGCTTCCGGGAATACCGCGGCCGGGTGACCGAGCGCTATGGCGCAGACGTGGACAAGGAGCTGCGCTACGGCATCCGCACTGAAAAGGTGGAAAAGACCGTGGTGGACGAGAAGGGCCATGCGAAAAAGGTGAAGGAAACGGTGACAGTCAGTGAGCAGGACTTCCGCAACGAATACGGACGTCTGTTTCGCCGGGAGGACAGCCGAGCCTGGGATGAGGATCAGGATATGAACGACTTCTTTCTGCGGTCCCAGCAGACCTGGGCGAACAATCGACTGAAGGCCCAGGGTCACCTGTTCCTGAACGATGTGTATGAGAGCCTGGGCTACGACCACACCCCCGCAGGCGCAGTGGTCGGCTGGATCTACGACCCCAACAACCCTGCCCACGATGGCGACAGCGTGGTAGATTTCGGCATGACAAAGGTGCTGCGCCGCAATGCCTACGGCGAAATGGAGGAGGTCACAGCGCTGGACTTCAACGTAGACGGCGTGATTTATGACAAAATCTGACAAGGAGAGCGTGATGTTTTTATGAAAATCTGGATGAGTTTAGGCATTTTCGGTCTTGGCGCGGTGGCAGGCACTTTTGCCGGATGGACCGTTGCCAAGAGCCGCTATCAGCGGGAAAAGGAAGAGGAAATTGCCTCAGCCCGGGAAGCCTTCCGGGCCATGCTGGAGGAGCGGAAGAAGGACGTCCGAACCCTGGCCCAGAACAAGCCGGCCCTGAAAGAGTACGCCAAAACGGTGGTCAAGGCCGGCTATGCCCAGCACTTTGATCCCCCGGCTCAGAAGCCGGAGAAAGAAACTGTCCCCATGGAGGAAGCTATGAAGAACCACGGTGAAACGCCTTATATTATCACCCCCGAGGAATTCGGCAGCCAATACGACTATGACCCGGTCAGCTTAACCTACTACGCCGACGGGGTGTTGACGGACGACAACAACGAGGAGGTGGATGACATCTCCGACATCGTGCCCGTGGATTTTGCGGACCACTTCGGCGAGTATGAGGACGACAGCGTTTACGTGCGCAACGACCGCCTGTGCCACGATTACGAAATTCTACGGGACGAGCGCACCTACGCCTCCATCCGTACCCGTAAGCCGCACGAGGTGGACTAAATGAGCAAGAACGAGCTGAAGAAGCGGTATTTCCGCTGGCTGTGCCAGCTCGTTCAGAACGGGAAATTTACGGGGTTTCGATCCTATCAGGAGCTCCTCGGCTGCCTTGCGGAACAGGAGTTTACCTGGACCGTGGAGATGGACGAGAACCGCGCCAGAGACGGAATCGAGCTCCGCTACCGTTTTGGCTGCGAGATGGGCTATGACTACCGCTATGTGGAGACCTTTCTGGACGGCGCGCCCTGCACCGTGCTGGAAATGATGGCGGCCCTCGCCCTGCGGGTGGAGGAGCACCTGATGACCGACCCCCAGTACGGCGACCGCACCGGCCAGTGGTTTTGGGAGATGGTGGTCAATCTGGGCCTGGCGGACATGACCGACGAATACTTTGACCGGCGGAGGGCGGAAAAAACCATCCGCCGGTTTCTGCACCGGCATTATTCCGCCGACGGGCATGGGGGCCTATTCTGGATTCCCGGCTGCCCGCTGGACCTGAGAAAAATTGAAATCTGGTACCAACTCTGCCATTACCTTTCCGGGAGATACGGAGGGTGAACCGAGGACGAGGACACTGCGAAGCGGTACCGCGGGCCGATAGGAAGGTCGACAATGAAGGGAGAGAAAAATATGGATGAAATGATGAACTGGGTCTACCGGGCGCTGGAGCGCTCCGAAACCCTGATGCGGGATATGGAAAAACGGCTCCGTCGCCAGAAAAAGATAAACCGCCTGTTGTGCTTCGGCGTGGGCGTCCTGAGTTGCGCTGTGGTGCATCTGCTCAATGAGCGGCAGACGGACACCACTCAGTCCGAAGGAGGCGGAACGAATTCTGCAACCAATGAAGAATGAATGCAATGAAATGCGGGCCGAAACGGAGGGTGCGCAAAGCGCACCGAGGACGAGGACACCGTGAAACGGTACCGCAGTCCGAAGCCCGCAATGAAATGCGGGCCGACATGAAGGATGAACACCATGCTCGACTTTGTCACCATTGCGACCCGCCCCACGAAGAGGGGCGTCGTCGAAATCTATCCAAAATTCATCATTAAGAAAAGCGCCGACCTGATGATTCGTGGCGGCGACTTTTACGCCGTCTGGCTGGAGGAACGGGGTCTGTGGTCCACCGACGAACAGGACGCGCTGCAGCTGATTGACCGGGAGCTGGACCGCTATGCGGACGAAAACCATGAACGGCTGGAGGGCCACGTGAAAGTGATGCACATGTGGGACGCGGAAAGCCGCATGATCTCCGTCTGGCACCAGTATTGCCAGAAGGACATGCGTGACAGCTTTCACATGCTGGACGAGAAGCTAATCTTCCAGAACACGGTCACCGTAAAGAAGGACTACGCCTCCAAAAAGCTGCCCTATCCGCTTGAGGAGGGGCCCACTGACGCCTGGGACCGGCTGACGGGCACGTTATATTCTCCCGAGGAGCGGGCGAAGATCGAATGGGCCATTGGCAGCGTGGTCAGCGGCGATAGTCGGAAGCTGCAGAAGTTCGCGGTGCTCTATGGTGCGGCTGGAACGGGTAAATCCACCATCCTGAATGTGATCGGCCAGCTGTTCGAGGGGTATACATCGGTGTTTGACGCCAAGGCGCTGGGCTCCTCCAGTAACAGCTTTGCGCTGGAGGCCTTTAAGTCCAACCCGCTGGTAGCCATTCAGCACGACGGCGACCTGAGCCGGATCGAGGACAACACCCGCCTGAACTCACTGGTCAGCCACGAGCTGATGACCGTGAACGAAAAGTTCAAGTCCACCTACGCCAACCGCTTCAAGTGCTTCCTGTTCATGGGCACCAACAAGCCCGTGCGCATCACCGACGGCAAGAGCGGCCTCATCCGCCGTTTGATTGATATTTCACCCTCCGGTGACAAGCTGCCCGCTGCAGAGTACAAGCAAGTGATGAAGCAGGTCAGCTTTGAGCTGGGGGCCATTGCCAGCCGATGCCTAGCCTTCTATCGCAGCGACCCGGGCCGATACGATCATTATATTCCCACGGCCATGATGGGGGCCAGCAACGACTTCTATAACTACATGCTGGACAGCTACCCAGTGTTCCTTAAGGAGGATGGCACCACCCTGAAGGCCGCATGGGAGATGTATAAGACCTACTGCGACGAGGCCAAGGTGGGTTATCCCATGAGCCAGCGTGTGTTTAAGGAAGAGCTGAAGAACTACTTTCGGGAATACCGGGACCGGTGGCAGCAGGAGGACGGCGCCCGGGTGCGCAGCCGGTATACGGGCTTCCGCACGGATATTTTCGAGGAATCAGAGTCGGAACCGCCGCCTGCCAGTACGAAGAGCTGGCTTCAACTGGAGGAGGGCGAGTCCATTCTGGACAAGCTTTGCGCGGACTGCCCGGCCCAGTACGCCAGCGAGCGGGAAACGCCCCAGAAGAAGTGGACGGACGTGTCCACCACCCTCAAGGAGCTGGACACCCGCCGTCTGCACTATGTGCGAGTGCCGGAAAATCATATTGTGATTGACTTCGACCTGACGGACGAAAACGGAAACAAATGCTTTGAGAAAAACCGGCAGGAGGCAAGCAAGTGGCCGCCCACCTACGCGGAAGTCAGCAAGGGTGGGGCGGGTATTCACCTGCATTATCTTTATTCTGGCGACCCTTCCCGGCTGAGCCGGGTGTACGAGGACCATATCGAGGTGAAGGTATTCACCGGCAGCAGCAGCCTACGGCGCAGGCTGAGCCGTTGCAACCAGCTGCCCGTCAGCACGATTTCCTCGGGTCTGCCCCTGAAAGGAGAGAAAATGGTCAACTTTGATACTGTCAAAAGTGAAAAAGGGCTTCGGACGCTGATCCTCCGAAACCTGAACAAGGAAATTCACCCCGCCACCAAGCCCAGCGTGGACTTCATCTACAAAATTCTGGAGGACGCCTACGCAAGCGGCCTGCACTACGATGTGACCGACATGCGCAACGGCATTCTGGCCTTCGCCGCCAGCAGCACCCATCAGGCGGATGCCTGCCTGAAGCTGGTAAACAAAATGAAGTTCAAAAGCGACGAGATCTCCGACCCATCCGTGAACGACGGCAGTGAGCTGGTGTTCTACGATGTGGAGGTCTTCCCCAACCTGTTTCTGGTCAACTGGAAAAAACAGGGCGAGAGCAAGCCCGTGGTGCGCATGATAAACCCCAAGCCCGCGGAAATCGAGGCCCTGATGAAGTTCCGGCTGGTGGGCTTTAACTGCCGCCGGTACGACAACCACATGCTCTACGCCTGCCTGATGGGCTATGATAACGCCCGGCTGTACACTCTGTCCAACCGCATCGTCACGGGCAGCGCCAACTGCTTCTTCGGAGAGGCGTATAACGTGAGCTATACGGATGTGTACGACTTCAGCAAGAAAAAGCAGAGCCTGAAAAAATGGGAGATCGAGCTGGGTATTCACCATCAGGAACTGGGTCTGCCCTGGGATCAGCCTGTGCCTGAGGACCAGTGGACCCGTGTAGCAGAATACTGTGATAATGACGTCATCGCTACCGAGAAGGTCTTCAATCATCTGAAAGCGGACTTCACCGCTCGTCAGATTCTGGCGGACGTGGCGGGCATGACCGTGAATGACACCACCAACAGCCTGACCACCCGCATCATCTTCGGCAAGAATCGCACCCCCCAAAGTGCCTTTTCCTACCGGGATATGGGCGAGCTGCATGACACCGACGACTGCACCGTGCTGGTGGACAGTGTGTTCTTCACCGGCAAGGTGGACGATTACACCCGCTTTGATATTCACAACCGTCCTGTGTTTCCCGGCTACCGATACGAAAACGGCAAAAGTACCTACCGTGGCGAGGAGGTTGGCGAAGGCGGCTACGTATACGCCGAGCCCGGCATGTATACGGACGTGGCGCTTCTGGATATTGCCAGCATGCACCCATCCAGCATCGTGGCGGAAGAACTGTTCGGCCCAGAGTACACCGCCCGGTTCAAGGAAATTCTGGACGCGCGCATTGCCATCAAGCACCGGGACTTCGACCGGGCCCGGAAAATGCTGGGCGGCGCGCTGGCCAAATACCTGACAGACGAAAACGCGGCGGACGATCTGGCGGGTGCACTGAAAATTGCCATCAACTCGGTATACGGCCTGACAAGTGCCAAGTTCGACAATCCCTTTAGGGATATCCGAAACAAGGACAACATTGTGGCCAAGCGGGGCGCGTTGTTCATGATTAACTTAAAGCACGTTGTACAGGAGCACGGCTTTACCGTGGCTCACATCAAGACAGACTCTATCAAGATTCCCAATGCGACGCCGGAGATCATTGCCCTTGTGATGGAGTACGGCAAGCGCTATGGCTACAATTTCGAGCATGAGGCCACATATGGGCGCATGTGCTTGGTGAACGATGCCGTATACATTGCCAAATATGCGGACGCGGACTGGTGCCAGAACGCCTATGGATATTCTCCCAAGGACTGCACCAAACACGGCAGCCAATGGACGGCCACCGGGGCTCAGTTTGCCGTACCCTACGTATTCAAGACTCTGTTCAGCCGGGAAGAAATTGCCTTCGAAGACCTGTGCGAAACCAAGTCCGTTACCAGCAGCTTATACCTGGATATGAACGAAGACCTGCCGGAGGATGAGCACCGCTACCGCTTTGTGGGCAAGGTAGGTCAGTTCTGTCCCATCCTTCCCGGCAAGGGCGGAGGCCTGCTGCTGCGGGAAAAGGACGGCAAGTATTCCGCCGCCACGGGCAGCAAGGGCTACCGCTGGCTGGAATCGGAAATGGTGCGAGGCCTGGGCAAGGAGGCGGACATCGACCGCAGCTACTACCGCAAGCTGGCGGACGACGCCGTGCAGACCATCAGCCAGTACGGCGACTTTGAAGGGTTTACAGCGTAGCAGGCTCTATTGTGCATTCGAAACCCTGGTAACGAAATCGGAACCGATCATCCTTAGCGATTGCAAATCCCAGCAATCCGCCGAATGCCCGCGTGAAAAACCGCACCTTTTACGAAGGAAGCATCCCTTCCTTACGGAGGGTGCGCAAAGCGCACCGAGGACGAGGACACCGCGCAGCGGTACCGCAGTCCGAAGCCCGCAATAAAATGCGGGCCGACTTGACAGGGAAAATGGGATTTTCTATACTAAGGAGGGCACGGGAAATGCCTGTGGTATCGGAATTCAATGGGATTGTAATCATGATGCACTACGAAAAAGGCGAGCGACATCATACGCCCCATTTTCATGTGCTGTATGGAAGCAACGAGGCAGTGGTCACACTGAACGGAGAAATCATGGAAGGTTATCTTCCGGGAAGGCAGGCCCGCCTGGTCCGCAAATGGGCGCTGATTCATTACAATGAATTGGCTGCAAACTGGTATTTGACCCTCATCCATCGGGAACTGATTCAGATTGATCCTCTGAAAAAGAGGAAATAAGAAAAACGGGAGGCTGACAGAATGAGAAACGCAATACCGCTGAAGACGCCGAGGGCGGCGGAAGTGCTCAGCGCCAAAGACGGAACCCTGCGGGTACGCTTCCGGAACGGAGAAATTCGGGATTTCAACGCGAGGAAGGAGCTGTTTGGCCTTCCATGCTATCGGGAGCTGGCCAACGATCCGGCTTTGTTTGAGACGGCCCACGTGGATTACAACACCGTGGTTTGGAACAAACAGCTGGACGTGGACCCGGACTGGCTGTATCATCAGAGTACGCCGGTTCATAACTGAACACCCATTTTCCCCTGTCAAAAAAAAAAAAAGAGGAGCTGCTGAAAAGCGGTCCCTCTTTTCTTTATGCAAAAAATGTGTTTCTGAATAAGAAAGGAGACTGAATATCATGAAAAAGCGTATTCCCAACATCTCCATCGCAGACGCCCGGATCCTGTTCCGCAACTTTGCGGGCAATGAAACCAAGTACAACCGCAAGGGCTGCCGCAACTTCTGCGTGGTCATCGAGGACCCGGCTATGGCCCAGCAGCTGTCTGAGGATGGATGGAACATCCGCGTGCTGGCGCCTCGGGATGAGGACGAAGCACCCCGCCATTACCTGCAGGTGACCGTCAGCTTTGACCATATTCCTCCGAAAATTTACATGGTGACCCGCAAAGTCATTACCGAGCTGACCGAGGACACCATTTCCACGCTGGACTACGCGGAGCTGTGCATTGTTGACGTAGTCATCCGCCCCTATCAGTGGGAGGTCAACGGAAAGACCGGCGTGAAGGCATACCTGAAGACGATGTATGCCACCCTTGAAGAGAACGAATTCGCGGAGAAGTATGCAGCTATGGAGTACCCCGGAGAGGAGCCCTTCTGATGAGGTGTTTATATTGCATTGTCGGCCCCAGCGGCAGCGGCAAGAGCACACTGGCCGCTCAGCTGACCATGAAGCGCCGCATGACCCCGGTGGTCAGCCGCACCACTCGTCCGCCCCGGTATCCAAACGAGCCGGGGCACATTTTTACGGATGAAAAATGGTTTCGGGATCAGCGGCATAATCTGGCAGCCTACACCAAATACGATGGTTACCACTATGGCGTTACCTTTGAGGAGCTTTCTCGCTGTGACCTGTATGTCATCGACCCGGCTGGGCTATTGACCTTGCGGCAGCGCTGCAAAAAGAAGCTGCGCATCATTTGGCTGGATATTTCGGAAAGAGCCGCCAAGGGACGGATGTTGGCCCGGGGGGACGATGAGCAACAAGCCCTGCGCCGCATCCAGGAAGATCGGGAGCGTTTCTCCCCCGCCATGAAGGCGCTGGTGCAGCCGGACCTTGTATTACTCAGTGATATTTTCCCACCGGAGGCCATTTACAACATCGTGCTGAAATTCATCGGAGAAAACGAGTATTGGAGTTGGAAATATGTCTAAATGGTGCAACCCTCTGGATGGATATTTCATGAGAAGACAACAGGAACAGCTCGAAAAGGAAGGAGTCCAAACCATTATGAATGCAGACATCACTACCCGTGACACGATCACATCCAATAACCTGAACGATATTTTCACCTGCCCGTGTGCTACGACCACCAGCACCGGTGATCTTCAGCCGGGCAGTCGGGCCTACGCGCCACATATCAAGGGTGCCCATGGATACATCCCCAAGGAGTACACTTCCGATAGCGGCGACGGCTTCATCGTGGACAACACCATCATTCCCAAGCACATCGCCCGCCGGGGCCGCACCACCGTGGTGTGGTGGACAGACGGCAGCAAGACCCATGTGGTGCTGGAGGAGGGCAAGCAGGACTGCGGCACCTTCGCGGCCTTCTGCATCGCCTACGCCAAGCGATGCTTCGGCAGCACCACGGCGCTCTCCCACGCGGTGGATCAGGCGGACGAGATTCAAAAGAACGCCCGCGCCCGGCGGCTTCGGGAGGAAGAGAAGAAGGCAAGGGCGGAGAAGCGCCGCCTGGAGCAGGAGTACAAGCGTCAGGAGTGGGAGCGTTTTGTACGCCTGCATATGGATGAAATGCAGGCAAAGCGGGAGGCCCATCGCCGTCTGGACGAGGAAGGGCACTGACCATGGCGGGCGTCTCCCTGTACCCGTACCAGATGGAGGCCGTGCGGAAAATGCGCAACGGGTGCATCCTGTGCGGCGGCGTGGGCAGCGGCAAAAGCCGTACCGCCCTTGGCTACTACTACCTCCAGCAGGGCGGCGTGCTGGGGCCGGAAAACTACGTGCGCATGCAAAACCCCCGCGACCTGTACATCATCACCACGGCCCGGAAGCGTGACACGCTGGAATGGGAGGCGGAGCTGGCCCCCTTCGGCCTGTCCATTAAACCTGACGAGAACCCCTACGGCGTCCGGGTGGTGGTGGACAGCTGGAACAATATTCCAAAATACGCAGCCGTTACCGGCGCGTTTTTTCTTTTTGACGAGCAGCGGGTGGTGGGCAGCGGCAGCTGGGTAAAGGCCTTTCTGAAAATCGCCAAGGTCAACCAGTGGATCCTGCTGTCTGCCACTCCGGGGGACACCTGGAGCGATTATATTCCTGTGTTTCTGGCCAACGGCTTCTATAAGAACCGCACAGCCTTCCTGCGGGAGCACGTGGTCTATAATCCCCGCACGCCCTTCCCCCAGATCGACCGGTACCTGAACACCGGCAAGCTGCTCCGGCTCCGGAATGAAATTCTGGTCACCATGGACTTCCACCGGGAAACGGTAGCCCACCACGAGGACGTATACGCGGACTATGATATTCTGCGCTACAAGGGCCTTTTCCGGGACCGGTGGAACCCCTGGACCGGAGAGCCAGTGAAGAATGCCAGTGAGCTGTGCTACAACCTGCGACGGGTGGTCAACGAGGATGAAAGCCGTCAGCTTCATCTGCTTGCTCTGCTGGAGAAACACCCACGAGCCATCGTCTTCTACAACTTCGACTACGAGCTGGATATTTTAAGACATCTTGCCTATGCTCCAGGCACGGAGGTGGCCCAGTGGAATGGCCACGCCCATCAGCCGGTGCCAAAGGGCAAAAGCTGGGTGTATCTGGTACAGTATACCGCTGGCTGCGAGGGCTGGAACTGCATCACAACCGATACCACGGTGTTCTACTCCCAGAACTACTCCTACAAGGTGATGGCACAGGCTGCCGGACGTATTGACCGGCTGAATACCCCCTATACGGATCTGTATTACTTCCACTTCAAAAGTCGGGCGGGCATTGATCTGGCCATTGCCAGGGCCTTGAGCCAGAAGAAACAATTCAATGAAAGGAAGTGGGTCAAATGGCCATCTACGCCGAGCTGAAGGTTCAAACGGAATTCCCCGACGATCTCCCCTGCCGCACCTGCTCAGAACTAGATCCCGTTGTTTATGTGAAGGAGCTGCGCTCCTGGGATACGCTCTTAAGCCGGACCATCATATGCAAGTGCTGCCAGTTGGAAACCTGCCGGGCCATTCAGCGGCAGCTGAAGGAAAGGATGAATCTGCATGAGCCGGACCATCTCAACGGATGAGCTGCCTATCTCCTTCCAAACCTGTCAGGGCTGCAGGGAACGAAGTCTCAGCTGCCGGACTGGATGTGCCGGGTGGCAGTATCGGGAGGCGGAAAAGCAGGAGCGTTACCGGCGGGCCCAGGCGGCCCGGGACGGCTGGATGACAAGCCCACTCATCCTGCAGTATTCCCGCAAAAAATGGCGGCGGCAGAAATTGGGAAAGAAGGGATGACCATGCTCAGAGCCCATCTGGCGGAAAAATATGCTAACGGAGACGCCCGCTGGGTCTTCTCCATGCCTGCGTTTCTGTCTCTTGGCGAGCTGCTGAAGCAGCTTCCCATCCGGGAGAAAAAAGCGTGCTTCCTTCTGGAAATCACTGACCCTGATACGCTGGTGATTGAGCTGGATGGTCTGCCCAAGGGGAAGCCTATCGCGGCCCGGTGCCTGAACCGCTTCATTTTGGCACGGCAGGTTGTACGGGCGGAGTACGTGGTTTCCCCCACCGGACCCACGGGATATTTCATCCGTATCGCGTCCGCGAAATCAGCAGCCCCTTTTTCGGAGAAACCTGAAAAAAGAAAGGGCTGATAAAACATGACGGAAAAACGGGAAAAGCTTCTGGCGCATCTCTGCTTGATTCTGTTGGCGATGGGATTTCTGGCTGTAGGAAGCCGCAGTGTGAAACAAATCTTTGATATTCACCTGCGGGACTATGCAGCCGAACATCCCCATCACGCCATCCGAATGGAAGAGGAAATGCCCGCGGAAGAACGACACCCCAGTATTACCTACTCGTATTACTCGGCGATGAATTTCAGATGAATCCGTGACGAAGAGCTGCTGAAAAACAGTAGCTCTTTTCGTTTACGAAAAAAGTGCAAAAGGAGCCCCGTGAAGCATGAAAACGAGCAAAAGCATTCGAATGACCCTGTGGATATTTTCTCTATTGGTCTGCCTGACTGTTCTACCCGCCTATGGGGAAACCTACTACTGCACCGCCCCCAGCGGCCTGAACTGCCGGTGGGAGCCCAACCGGAAGGCGAGGGTAGAAACCATTCTGGCCTATGGCGACAGCGTGGAGGTGCTGGCCATTGACGGCGGCTGGGCCAATGTCTGGGCCGGGGACAGCCTGTGGTGCTGCCTGGACTACCTAAGCCTGACCCCTCCCACGGATGAGCCCCAGCAGGGTGTGATCGACGCTGACGGACGGGTGGCCCTTCGGGAAACGCCTGATGGCAAACGGGTGGGATGGCTGAAGCCCGGCGCGGAGGTGGAGATTTTGGGTACGCTGGATGGCTGGGTACGGACGGCTAAGGGATATATAGCCGCGGAATATGTTGCCCCCTCGGAGGATTTCTGATATACTGGAATTGTAGCCGAGGACAAGTAAAAGGAGGTCAGATACATTGTACACGATTGAAGACCTGAAAACGATCCTGACCCCGATTGCCAAACAGTACGGAGTAAATAGGTTGTCCGTGTTCGGCAGCGTGGCCCGGGGCGAAGCGACCGAGAAAAGCGACGTGGATTTGCTGGTGGACCTGCCCAAGGGCTGGGGGCTTTTGGAGCTGAGCGGGATGTACGTCGACATTGAAGAGGCACTGAACTGTTCTATTGATCTGGTTACGACCGGGATCGAGGACCGACAGTTTCTGAGAAAGATTCAGCAGGATGAGGTGATTCTTTATGAGCAGTGAACAGCGCGATCGGGCCGTATTGGAAAAAATCATTCAATACTGCAATGAAGCCAGGGAAATGACGGACCTTTCTGAAGGCACGAAGGGAGACTCTAAAGAAAACAAAGCCTGCCGTTATGCCACCGCCATGTGCCTGATGCAGATTGGCGAGCTGGCAGGGCATTTGAGCGACGAAGCCAAAACCAGGATGAGCATGATCGCATGGAACGCCATCCGGGGCATGCGGAACGTGCTGGCCCATGATTACGTCAGCGTAGACTGGGATGTGATCTGGAAGACCGCGACCAAGGACCTGCCCATTCTGAAGCTCGTCTGCGAGGAATACCTGAAGGGCTGATCTTTGGAATTTCATTACAAAAACAGAACGAACCGGAAGAGCTCTCGAAAAAATCGAGGGCTCTTTTTGATTGGCCAAAAACAGGAGGGAATCGTTATGTCCTTACGGGAATGCCCCGACTGCGGGGCGCGAACCTACGTAGCTGAAAGCCGGGAGGACGCCGACGGTAACATCCGCCGGTACCGGGTCTGTCACGAATGCGGACGGCGCTGGAAGACCATTGAACGCTTGATATTGGAGGATAAGTCAAATGACACAGAAACAAATGGGGCCCTTACTGGCGTCCGCTGCAGTGGAGGAGCTGCAACGCGGGAACAGATCATTCAATCTCTTCTGCGCCAGCTCTCTGATGCGATATTTCAATAATGACTGGGGCGAGATCAGCCAGGAGGACCGGGAGATGAACGATCAGGCCCTGCAAAGCGGTGATGAGCGCATCATAGCCAGCTACAATTTTCCAGATGGCACCCACTGGGGCGGCGAGGACTGCCTGTGGATCGTCACGGAGGCGGACGGGAGCAGCACCACCCTGCTGTTTCCCGGAGAGTATTGATATTCTGAAAAAAAAAAAAAAAAAACGAAAAAAGGAGAGAAATAACATGAGCGGCATATCCAAATGGGCTGATCGGGAGGTACAGATTGCCTGCCAGCGGATAAACCCTGATTACCAAAAAGAAGAATTCGATTACGGCTGTGCCTGCTGTCAATCCGCCCTGAAGGCGTTCGAATCCGTCATTTCGGACGGCCACAGCGGGGGCAGCATCCAGTGTACCCGCTTGATCCTGAACCGGCTGCTTCAGGGCAAACCCCTGACCCCCATCGAGGATACCACGGATATTTGGAACAAGCAGGAGGATTTCCCTACCAGAGACGGCTCCGAGGTGTATCAGTGCAAGCGGATGTCTTCCCTGTGGAAGCACGTGCTCCCGAATGGCACGGTTTATTATGTTGATAACGACGCTTATATCGGTGTTGATGAAAACAATCCAGTCGTTACCTTCCACAGCGATCTGGTCTCCAAGATCGGCCGGGAGATAATGCCAATCACCATGCCATATTACCCCAACGACAGTCCCCTTTATATTTTCATCTCCGATTTTCTGTTTGACAAGGCCAACTGGCCAAGTGCCTATGGGGACTTTGACACCGTGCATATTCACCGAGCGAAAACCAGCGACGGAGCCGTTATTCCCATCGACCGGTATTTTAAGGAAGGGCCGGATGATTGGGAAGAGATTAGCCTGGAGGAGTTCAATTTCCGTAAGAAAAATGACAAGTGGGAAAGAGAGGGTACGGACGATGGCCACCATTAAAATCTGTGACCTGTGTGGAAAGCAGTGTCCTGAGGGCGAAGCCCTTCAGCTGCGCATTCAGCAGACCCCTATCGCCTTCACATTTCAAACCGTGGATATTTGCAAGGACTGCGACGAATGGCTGAGCGTGCAGATGGACAAGCGGAGAAAGGACAGCACGCACATCAGAAAGGAAAAAACGCATCATGCTGAAGATTGAAAATCTCGAAATTCATAAAAGAGCTTTACGAGAATGCTGAATAAGGTTTGTTGATGAAACTACTCATTTTCTCTATTCTCGGCGCTATTAGAACAATAAAAAGGAGAATTAAAACAATGGTCAATAACAATACTCCGGTATCCTATGAATGCAAGACCAATCCCGAACCTAAGCTCCTTGCTGATGTTAATGTCGCGGATATGATGAGAGCCACTTTGGACGTTCTGATGATAACTCGAGGGAATGCTAATATTACTTATAAGGCGTTATTTGGTGATACTAGGCCCGATCCTGAAATGTCGCATCTTAATGGCGGTAGTATGATTGAAATGCTGGACGATATACATTCTATCGCAAGGGATATTCTTCAGATGGTAGTCGCTACGAAAAATGGCTTAGGTATCGAGGAATCTCCTGTTTTAAGCTCATCACGCAATTGACGTTTATGGAGGAGAAGCAACATGGCAATAAAAAGATTGTGTGACATCTGCGGAAAAGAATGTCCCATGGACGAGCAGCTTTCACTTTATTTTGGTCCGCCGACATCCACGAGGAGTATGGCGGCTAAGGTAGGCACAAAGATAGTCCTTATGAATGATATCTGTAAAGATTGTTACGACTGGCTTACGAAAGAGTTAAAGTGCCGAAGGGAGCTTTATGAAAATGCTGAATAAAGTTTGTCCTCGCAAAGACCTATACCATTACGGCGAAAAACGTGATGGCTTCTATATCGACGGAGCTAACTTTGATGACTGTTACAAGCAACTCAGGCAGTACAGCCAAGAGCATCCTGAGAAATGGATCTATTATTATGATCGTGGAGTAAACGTTGGCTATCCCATTCCTGTTGCCACTTATATTCTGGAGGTAACGGTTCTTGATATGGAACCTGGCCGTCTCAAAAGGGTCGTGATAGTCGACGTGAAATCGACGAAATGACCGTGGGAAACATTTCAAAAATATATTCCGCGAAATTTACAATCTACATTATGAAGAGAAAGGCTCGGTTAGAGTACCATCTATAGAGATGGGTATCGGAAATGATATAGCGGCATTTAGTCTGTTGGTGCAATCCCAACACTTTCTCTTTTTTTATGAAAATTTACGTAAAAGCAATCATGACCGTGGATAAAGCAGGGTATGACCCTATTCCGGAGGTGGCTGCTCATTGGAAAAGTATTGTTGATGGCAAAATCCCATTCGGGTATGAAGTATGGAATGATTAAAAAAGGAGAAAGACAATGCTGAAAATTGAAAACGTCGAAATTCATGGTTGGGAGCCGGCTATCCGCGGAATGCGGAACCCCAAAAACAGCTGGGCGAAGAGCGACAGCACTAACGAGGAAAACTGTGAGGAGTGTATTTACTATGCGGACTATACCGTTTGTAAGTACAATCATATTCATGAGTGCTTGAACTTTAAGGCAGGCCCTAATGACCTCGACCTCATGACCCGTCTTCGCAACGCTGGCACGGATCATCGTAAGTTCATGCGGATGATTGTCGTCTATATGAATGTGACCGCGCCTTTATATTGGTGGAAGGAGTTTGACACCTATAAGGTAGGCACCGCTGCAAACTCTTGCTCAACGATGCACAAGATTGCAGATAAGGAGTTTACATTCGATGACTTCAGTCATGAAAAGCTTATAAAATCTGTATGCATGGAAATTCAAGAACAGCATATTCGCATAAGCCCCATACAAGCATTGGCAACGACCATTGAGTGCTTGAATTCCTATCGAGATTTATATTTGCAAACCAAAGACAAAAAATACTGGTGGCAGATGATCCAGCTCTTGCCGAGCTCTTATAACCAGCGCCGAACGGTCATGCTCAACTACGAGGTCCTAGCTAATATCTACAAATCTCGTCGTAACCACAAGCTGGATGAGTGGCATACTTTCTGTGACTTGATCGAGAGTTTACCTTATTCGGAGCTAATTACTGGAAGGGAAGAAAAGAATGATTAGTATTGGCGACAAGGTGCTCGTTGTTAATTCTGATCGGTATAATCATCAGCAGATAGGAACCGTAACTGATATTCGCATATTTCGCATATATGGGTCTGGGTTTTTGAATCTAGGCCTGTATTGTGTTGAGTTCAACAATGCTTTGTTTGGTGTATATGCGAAGGATGAACTTGAACTCGTCACGGAGAACGAAAATATCTAAAAAGTATGCATTTGACGATCAGACATTTCCTGGAAAGAAGCGGAAAAGTGAGGTGAACCAGAATGGAAACCCATGATAAGGAAGTGCGGTATGATCTGTATTGCTGCACCTGTAAGTACAAGGATGTCGATCAGGCGGACGATCCCTGCGACGAATGCCTGTCCACCCCAATGAACGACGGCTCGGTGAAGCCTGTAAATTACGAGAAAGCGAGAGATTAGTATGTTCGGCTACACCTTTTACCGGGGCCATATTCTGAAAAAACGTCGTAACCTGAAGCGAGATGCCAGCATGGCTATGGCGCTCTGGTTCTATCGTCAAAAGCTGGGGCCTGCGGATTCTTCCCCCGGACTGAAAGAAAATGACGGAAAAGAGCGCTTTCAAAATTCAGGGCCGGTGCGAATGCAGGATATCAGTACAGCTTTGAATACTGCACGGGTTTCCTATAAGGGACCAGGAAAGGCGGGCGACTGATGGAGCGGAATATGCTGACGGTCATCCTCTTCGTTATTACGGTTGTGATCGCCCTGCTGGCCCGCAGGCGGTTCAAGCAGACCGGAGGCGGACTGGAAAAGGCTGTATGGCTGTACTGGAGCCTGCTGGCTGTTCGCTATGTCTTTGATATTCTTCAAATGAGGTGATAATCATGAGTACCCCAAAGCCACAGGAGCGCCCCTCCAAGGAGGAATACTATTTCAACATTGCTCTGGCTGTAGCCATGCGCAGCACCTGTCTTCGGCGAAAATACGGTGCGGTCATTGTGAAGGATGACCACATCATCTCTACCGGCTATAATGGCTCAGCCAGGGGCGAGCAGAATTGTACGGACGTTGGCCTGTGTCTTCGAGAGGAGCAGAACATTCCTCACGGCGAGCGGTACGAGCTGTGTCAGGCCGTCCACGCGGAGGCGAACGCTATTCTGAATGCTGACCCGGCGGACATGATCGGCGCAACCTTATATCTGGCGGGCTGGGAAAATGGAAAGATCATTCCACGGCCTGTTCCCTGTGACATGTGTGCACGGCTGATTCGGAACGCTCGCATCGGCAAGGTGGTCACTTGCCGCTATAAAAAGGAGCACTATCTGCACTAAACCTCATTGATATTCTATCTGTAGCTCAGTAAAAAGGAGGAATTCCCATGTATTTCAGTCTTCGCAATGGTTCCCTGATGGATAGCCGGGAGGTGCGCAAGGTGGCGCTGGCCCTTGGCATGCGCCTGAAGGATGACGCGGAGGTACGTGCTTTCGCACTGGGCCTGCCAGGCGTGGCCTACTGCGTGGAGCGACCAAGTGTCAAGTATCTGGCCGCCCACGATCTTCTATATGATGCGGTACGCCTGTACTACGACAGCCACAAGGCTCAGGGCATCACCATGAAGGAAGCCAGGGAACGGGTGCTGGCCCTGAAGGAAGCGTGGGCTCAGTCCGGCGTACAGCTGACGGCCCGGGGCTTCGAGGCCCTGCCGGATGAGGAGCGCGCCGAGCTGATCTCTGCTATGCACCGGCTGTTCTGCGAGGAGGGCAAGTCGCTGGAAGAAGCAGCGGATCTTCTGCATGTGACAGAGGGCCTGTCCAGGCACCTTTTGCAGCTGTGGGACGACGCCCACTTTTCCGCGTAAAAAACACTCGCTATTATGAATCCGAAAAAGGATCACATTTTGAAGGAGGATATTCATCATGGAAACCAATGAAATGAAGGAAACCAAGACCACCATCAAGGAAAAATGGGAAAATCTGAAGGAGAAAAAATGGTTCCGCAGGACAGTCATCGGCCTGGGCATCGGCGCTGGAATCGGCGGCGCGGTGTTCGGCTTGAAGAAGCTCTGCGGCTCCACCACCCCGGAGGCGCTCCCGGAATTGACGGAGAATGCGGTGAATCTGACGGAGGAAACCGTGGAACATCTGGACTGAAAAGAGACGGATTTTCGGTAGAAAAGGGAGGGCTGACATTGGTCAGTCCCTCTTCTTTTTCTGCCCACTTTGGTATTGGAAAAGTGGCCGCGCGCCCACTTTTTGTGGGTTTTGGGCAAATTTGAGAGCCGGCCAAAACGGCTTCGGACGAAAAAAGCCCAAAAAAAGTGGGTTTTCGCCCACTTTTATTTCAAAAGTGGGCAGCCGCAAACCGTTGATGCATAAGGGTTTGCGGGCCTCTGCCCACTTTGCCCACTTTTTTTCTTTATTTATGCGTGAAAAAAAATAAAGAAATATAGAGAAATAGCGTCACCAAAGTGGGCTTTTGGCCACAGGCCCTTTTACCCCCGAAAATCGCAGCAAAGGAGAGAAAAAAAAGATGGGCTGGATATTCTCGTTAGCGGCCTTCATCGTGGCCATCGTTCGCCAGAACATGACCCTGATGATTGCGTCCGGACTGTTCGCCATTGCGGGCAGTATTTCCTTCGGGGCCGTCACCCTGCGGGGGCAGCGGGAGAAGGAGTGCAAGGACCGGCGGGAGCTTTGGAAAAACATTCTGACCTCGCTGGCGAAGCAGAAGCCTTCGAATTAGGCCGGAGCCGCCGTCCTGTCTTGCGGAACGAATGAACTGGTGCTATGATAAAGACCCGAGCATTCGAAATCTGCCAAAACAGGAGGTCTCCCTATGAGCTGGTATGACGATGATGACTACAGTGATATTTACGATCCTGATGACGATACAGACTACGAAGCCGAAGAGGCTGACGAGAAACACATGGCGGAATTTGCCAAGACCTTTGTGAAGGGCGACTGTCCCCGCTGCGGCGGCAAGGGCACCGTCACCGACTCCGACGGTGTGTGCTATTTCTGCCACCAGTGCCATTTCGTCTTCGGCCCCACCGAGTATCTGAGCTGGGCTTCCGGCATTTCGTCTTACAAAAATACCGGCTCCGTCTGGGGCGACGATTACGACGACGTTTACTGAAAACCACTGAACTGGCGACAGGGTCTGATATTTTTCAGCCCCTGTTTTTTTCATCCGCGAAAAAAACAGCCCCTTTTATGAAGAGAAGGAGACCTTTGTCCCCTTCTCTTTTCTATTTGGTCTGAAAGGAGGCGTTGCGAATGCTGGAAAACCGCTTCAAGACCAGGCTATGCCGGAAGCTGCGGGACCTGTTTCCGGGCTGCGTGATTTTACATCCCAACCCCAACGAAACTCAGGGCATTCCCGATCTGGTGGTTCTATACCAGAACCGCTGGGCCGCGCTGGAGGGAAAGCAATCCCCCACTAGCCCGCACCGCCCCAATCAGCAGTATTACGTGGAGAAAATGAACCAGATGTCCTTCGCCGCATTCATCTATCCGGAAAACGAGGAGGAGGTACTCCATGGACTTCAACAGACATTTGGACCTTGAAGGGCAGCACGCCTTTCTGGGAGCCAGCAAATACCACTGGATCAACTACACAGACGACAAGCTGGCGGAAAGCTATCAGAACTTTCTGGCAGTGCAGCGGGGCACGGAGCTTCATGCCTTCGCTGCACAGGCTATCCGCCACGGCATCAAGCTGCAGAAGAGTGCCAAGACACTGAACATGTACGTCAATGACGCCATCGGATTCAAGATGACGCCGGAGCAGGTTTTATATTATTCCGAAAACTGCTTCGGCACCGCGGACGCCATCAGCTTTCGCAATGATTTTCTCCGCATCCATGACCTGAAGACCGGCACAGTCCCGGCGCACATGGAGCAGCTGCGCATCTACGCCGCGCTCTTCTGCCTGGAATACCGTCGCAAGCCCGTGGATATTCCCATGGAGCTGCGCATCTATCAGAACGACGAGGTGCTTTACGACAAGCCCGATCCAAATGATATTTCCGCCATTATGGAGCGCATTGTCCGGGCGGACGAGATTATCCGGGCTATGAAACGAAGGGAGGTTGCCTGAGATGGGCCGCGTGAACGATGATATTCTAATGCACTACGGCATCAAGCGGCGTTCCGGCCGCTATCCCTGGGGCTCCGGCGACAAGCCCTTCCAGCGCAGCGGCGACTTTCTAAGCCGGGTGGAGAGCCTTCAGGGTAATGGATATTCTGAAAAGGATGTGGCTCGGGAGATGAACATTTCCACCACCGAGCTTCGCCGCTACGTCACCGCCGCCAAGCATGAGCGGCGCAATCTGGAGATCGACCGCATTAAGAGCCTGCGGGCCGACGGCCTGACCACTGCGGAAATCGCCCGGCAGATGGGCAGGAACGAGTCCTCCATTCGGGCGCTGGAGAACAGCGCGGTAGCTGAACGGAAGAATCAGGCCCAGGCCACGGCGGATATTCTACGCCGCCAGTTGGAATCTAAGAGCATGATCGACGTGGGCGCTGGCGTGGAAACTGAGCTGGGCATTTCCAAGTCAAAGCTGCGTGAAGCGCTGATGATCCTGGAAAATGAGGGTTACAACGTTTACGGCGGCGGCATTCCCCAGGTAACCAATCCAGGCAAGCAGTCCAACACCATTGTCCTCACCCGCCCCGAGATCCCGGAGAAGGATATTTACCAGAAGGTTGGCGAGATTCAGTCCGTCATGGATTATCACTCCGACGACGGCGGCTTCACCTACCGTGAGCGGCAGTACCCGGCCAGCATCGACTCCAGCCGGGTGGACATCCGCTATGGCGATCAGGGCGGCATTAGCAAGGACGGTGTGATTGAGATTCGCCGGGGCGTGGCCGATCTGGACTTGGGCAATGCTCACTACGCGCAGGTGCGCATTCTGGTGGACGGCGACCACTACCTCAAGGGCATGGCTATGTATTCTGACAACATCCCCGAGGGCAAGGACATCGTCTTCAATACCAATAAGAAATCCGGCACCGACAAGATGGACGTGCTCAAGGAGATCAAGCACGACGATCCCACTAACCCCTTCGGCGCATACATCAAGGCCGAGGGACAAAGTTACTACACTGACAAGGACGGCAAGCAGCACCTCTCCGCCATCAACAAGCTGAAGGAGGAGGGCGACTGGGATACCATGGGCCGCACCCTGTCCTCTCAGTTTCTTGCCAAGCAGCCGCTGAAGCTCATCAAGAGTCAGCTGGACCTGACTTATGATGACGCAGTGGCACAGTTCGACGAGATCTGCTCCTACACCAATCCTACCATCAAGAAAAAGATGCTGATGGACTTTGCCAAACAGTGCGACGGAGCCACCGTCCACTTGAAAGCGGCGGCGCTGCCCAGGCAGTCCACGCAGGTCATTCTGCCGCTGGACGGCATCAGCGACACGGAGATCTACGCCCCCAATTACCGCAATGGCGAGCAGGTGGCACTGGTCCGCTATCCTCACGGCGGTACCTTTGAGATCCCCGTGCTGACGGTCAATAACAAGAATCCTTCGGGCAAAAGCCTGTTGGGTAACGTGGCCGACGCGGTAGGCATCAATGCAAAGGTGGCCGAGCGGCTAAGTGGAGCGGACTTTGACGGCGATACCGTAACCGTCATTCCACTGAGCGATCGGGTGCAGATTAAGTCCACCCGTCCCCTGAAGGGGCTGGAAGGCTTTGACCCCAAGACTCAATACGCCGAGCGCCCGGGTATGAAGGTTATGACTAAGGCCATGACCCAGAAGCAGATGGGTATGGTATCTAACCTCATCACGGACATGACTCTGCAGGGCGCCTCTGAGGACGACATCGCCCGGGCTGTGCGCCACTCCATGGTGGTCATCGACGCGGCCAAGCACCATCTGGACTATAAGCAGTCTGAGAAGGACAACGGTATTCAGGAGCTGCGCAGCCGTTACCAGCGCCGGGTGGACCCGGAGACCGGTGAGATCAAGGAGGGTGGGGCTTCCACTCTTTTAAGCCGTAAGAAGCAGACCGTTGAGGTAGCTGAGCGGAAGGGCAGTGGGCGAATCGACCCCGTCACCGGCGAGATGATCTACAAGACCTCCGGCCGCAAGTACAAAGACGACAAGACCGGCGAGTGGGTGCCTGCCATGGACAAGGTTTCTCTCATGTCCGTCACAAAGGACGTGCACAGCTTGTCCTCTGGCACCCCGCAGGAGGAGCTGTACGCGGATTATGCGAACCGGATGAAGGCACTGGCAAACCGGGCGCGGAAGGAGTACCTGGCTACTAAAGAGCCACACGCCCTTTCCAGCGCTAGGGAGGCCTACCGTGCGGAAGTGGACACCCTGGAGGCCAAGCTGCAGATTGCCATGAAGAACGCGCCCCGTGAGCGCCGGGCCCAGGCCATCGCAAACTCCCGCATCAAGGCCCAGCAGGACGACAACCCCGGCATGGATAAGAAGGCCCTGCGCAAGCTGCGGGATCAGGCCATATACGACGCCAGGGCGCAGGTGGGAGCCAACGGCAAGGACACCCGCATCACGATCACCGACCGGGAATGGGAGGCCATTCAGGCCCGTGCCATCAGCCCTACCAAGCTGACCGCTATTCTGCGCTACTGCAAGGATAATGAGGTCATCCAGCGTGCCTTGCCCAAGACACGGGCCAATGTAACGACTGCCAAGCAGGCCCGCATCGACTCCATGCTCGCCTCCGGCTACACCTATTCGCAGATCGCCGACGCGCTGAATCTTTCTACCTCTACCGTGTCCAACTACGCCCGCGGCGTAGAATGAAGGTGGTGAATATATGGCAAAATGTGCGCTTTCTACTCGGGACAATCCCTTTGATCCCTTTCTTCAATTCAATTCGTGGTGGGCGTTCGATCAGGAGCATCACTATTTCTCCTGTGAGCGCCTCGACCGCTTCGCTCACACTTCCGATTCCCTGACCGATCAGGAAAACGAGGCTGAAATTGAGCGAGCCATTGACGACATCATAGCCCACGATCCCACTGGCCTCTACATCAAGGTCCAGCGTGATCTCCCCGACGACTGATGCTCGTCTTTCCGGCTTTCTTCCGCGCTGCATCGCCGCAAGTCTGTATACTTTTGGCCTTGCAGCGCGGTTTTCGTCTGTATGCATGGCGCTTTCCCCCTCCCATATAGGAGGGGGGTCCGCCAAAAACACACCCCCTCCCGCATCGCGCGCCTCCTTGAAAATTCTCCGGGGGTAGTTTTTGGGGAGGTGTTTTTACTTTTTGCCGGGGTATTTGAACGAGCCTACAGAGTGTTTCTCTCCTTTCTTTCATATGAAACCTCCTGCCATATTGGTTTCTCCTTTCATCGGATCGCTTACCGCCAACAAAGCTCTGTAGGTTCCTTCAAGTACCCTAGAAAAACGATACAGATACAGCTGTATTCTTTACTGAAACAAACTGAGAGGAGGCAGAAAAGGTGCCAAAAGTACGAACCGGTAGCTCTTCTGGCTCCGGGAAAAGAATCAGACCGGCACTTACGCCGGAAGCACGGGAGCAGCAGCTGATCGGGCTGGCAGTTGACCTGGTGGAGAAGCGGCTTCTGGAGGGGACGGCCAGCTCGCAGGAGGTTACGCACTTTCTGAAGCTGGCGTCCACCAGGGAAAAGATGGAACGGGATATTCTCCGGGAGCAGGCGAAGCTTATCAAGGCCAAAACGCAGAACCTGGAATCGGTTCAGGAGATCAAGGAGCTGTACGCGAACGCGCTGCAGGCCATGCGCACCTACACCGGCAGCGGCAGGCAGGAGGGCGAATGATTTACCGAACATATTCCGAGCTGATCCAGCTGCCGACGTTTGAAGAGCGATTCAGATATTTGCGGCTGGACGGAAAAATCGGAGACACGACCTTCGGTTATGACCGATACCTGAACCAGATGTTTTACCAGTCGGAGGAATGGCGGCATTTTCGGAACGAGATCATCGTGCGGGATGAAGGCTGCGACCTTGCCATGCCGGGGCACGAAATTTACCCGGCCAGCTGCAAGGACAGGCGGTGGAGCAAGATTCTCATCCACCACCTGAACCCGCTAAGCAAAGAGGATATTCTGGAGCACCGGCGCTGCATCCTGGACCCGGAAAACGTGGTGTGCACCCGAATGACCACCCACAACGCCATCCATTACGGAGACGAATCCCTGCTGCCGAAAGGGCCGGTCGTCCGCAGCCAAAATGACATGTGCCCATGGAGGCACTAAAGGAGGAAGCACATGGGCGCAAGTATTCTATTTTCCATTCGGAAGCTGCTGGGCGGCATGTCCGACGACCCGGCGTTTGAAACCGATCTGCTGATTCACATCAACGCCCTGCTTGCGGTGCTGACCCAGCTTGGCGTTGGCCCGGCGGAAGGCATGAGCATTGCGGATGGGTCCACCGCGTGGCGCGACCTGCTGGGGGACGACCCCAAATGGCAGATTGTGCAGACGTGGATGTACCTGCGAACCAAGCTGGTCTTTGACCCGCCGACCATCGGCACGGTTGCCGACAGCATGAAAAAGCAGGCCGACGAGTACGAGTGGCGCATTTCCATACTGGCGGATGAAGAGAAAAGTAAGGAGGGATGATATGCAAAGCGAAGAATTGGCCCATCACGGCATTCTAGGAATGAGGTGGGGCGTGCGCCGTTTCCAGAATAAAGACGGATCGCTTACGGCTGCCGGGAAAAAGCGTTATGGCATCGACGGCGGTGAAGCGGATTCCTCCGGCAGCGGCAGTAAAGCTCAGGGAAAGAAAAGCAGGCCCAAGAAGATTTCGGAGATGAGCGACGCGGAGCTTCGGCAAAGGCTGAACCGGCTTCAAATGGAAAAGCAGCTGAAGCAGCTGATGAGCGAGCAGGAAGCCGAGAAACAGAAGAAGGGTAAATCGTTCGTCAAAAAGACGGCCAAGAATTTTATTCAAACGGCCATAAGCGGAAGAGTGGAGAAATGGGCGCAAAGTCTTGGAGAAGGGAAAAAGAAAGAAGAGCCGACAACCAAAATCGACCCCAAGAAAAACCCCGGAGAATATTCTGACAAGGAATTGGACGCTATTCTCAAAAGAGCCCGAAATGACAATGCCTATCAAACCATTGTACGTGATACCTGGGCTTCTAATAAAAGCAGAAACCAGTCCGCTGCCGATATCGTAAACGAAATAAGGGCTCAGGAAAACGCGCGCCGTGAGCACGCCAAAGCGCGAACGAAGCGCCAGAAAAAATATGGCAGTATAAAGGACTGATGTCATGCTATCCAACACTGCCACGCCGATTTATTACGGCGAATTTCGAGATTCGGTTCTTCGCGGGGAAATGCCCATCAACAAAGAAATCGAAATGCAAATGCACCGGGTTGACGAGAAGATCGCCAATCCGAATTTTTATTATGACGACCAGGCCATTGCCGGGTTTATTGCCTACTGTGAAAACGAGCTGACCCTGACGGACGGGGCGGACCTGAAGCTGCTGGACAGCTTCAAGCTGTGGGCGGAAGACCTGCTGGCCTGGTTTTATTTCGTTGAGCGAACCGTGTACGAGCCAAACCCGGATGGCCATGGCGGGCACTACGTGCGCAAGCGAATCAAGCGTCGGCTGACCAATAAACAGATTCTGATCGTCGCCCGAGGGGCGGCCAAATCCATGTATGCCAGCTGCCTGCAAAACTACTTCCTGAACGTAGACACCAGCACCACCCACCAGATCACGACCGCCCCCACGATGAAGCAGGCGGAAGAGGTGCTTTCCCCCATCCGAACGGCGATTACCCGGGCGCGGGGGCCGCTGTTCAAATTTCTGACGGAAGGCTCCCTTCAGAACACCACCGGCTCCAAGGCCAACCGGACCAAGCTGGCCAGCACGAAAAAGGGTATCGAGAACTTCATGACCGGCTCCATTCTGGAGATACGGCCATGGAGCGTGAGTAAGCTGCAGGGGCTTCAGGCCAAGGTGGCCACCATCGACGAATGGCTTTCCGGCGACATCCGGGAGGACATCATCGGCGCGGTGGAGCAGGGCGCGTCCAAGCTGGAGGACTACATCATCGTGGCCATCAGCTCCGAGGGCACGGTACGCAATGGACCGGGCGACACGATCAAAATGGAGCTGGCTTCAATCCTGAAGGGCGAAACGCCCATGCCCTATGTGTCCATCTGGTGGTACAAGCTGGACTCCATCGACGAGGTAGCCCGGCCCGAAATGTGGCTGAAGGCCAATCCTAATCTGGGAAAGACCGTCACCTACGAAACCTACCAGCGGGACGTAGACAAGATGGAAATTGCCCCGGCGAACCGCAACGACATTCTGGCCAAGCGCTTCGGCATTCCCATGGAGGGGTACACATACTACTTCACCTACGAAGAGACGCTACCACATCGCCGCCGCGATTACTGGCAAATGCCATGCAGTCTGGGGGCCGACCTTTCCCAGGGCGACGACTTCTGCGCGTTCACGTTTCTGTTCCCAATGGCCCGCGGCGCTTTCGGGGTAAAGACCCGGGACTACATTACCTCCCGAACCTTAGACCGGCTGCCCGCCGCCATGCGGGTGAAATACGAAACCTTTCTGCAGGAAGGAAGCCTGGTGGTAATGGACGGCTCCGTGCTGGACATGATGCAGGTATACGATGACCTGGATCAGCACATTACCGACTGCGGCTACGACGTGCGTTCCCTAGGGTACGACCCATACAATGCTCGGGAGTTTGTGGAACGGTGGCAAAACGAGAACGGCCCTTTCGGCATTGAAAAAGTGATTCAGGGGGCCAAGACGGAATCCGTTCCGTTGGGAGAGCTGAAGAAGTTATCCGAAGACCGGAAGCTCCTGTTTGATGAAGAACTGATGAGCTATGCAATGGGTAACTGTATCGCCATGGAGGACACCAATGGCAACCGGAAGCTGATGAAGAAACGGTATGACCAGAAGATCGACGCCGTGGCGGCCATGCTGGACGCTTATGTGGCGTACAAGCTGAACCGGGAGGCGTTTGAATGACAAACTTCGGGCCAAACCGGAACCGATTACGGATTTTCGTCCGTAGAATCAGGAGCTTCGCCCGATTCAGCGGCGGCAATCTCTTCAGGGGTCATAACCGATTCCAAAGCAGTTAGGATTTTCTGTGCCTGTTCATCGCTTTCTTTATCTTGTTGACGAATCCATTTAACAAATGTATATAAGCCGCCTACTGCGCCAATAGCTACTGTAGCTATCATACCGCCTTTAGCCTGCTCTTTTAACTTGGCATTCTTTGATATGTACTCGGCAATCATTTTAAGGCCTATCCCCATATTTCCACCGCCCAATTCCCGAAGAGTATGAGTTTGGACAGAGGCATCTTTTCCTTCCATAATTTTCAGAGCGGCTTCAATTTTTTGATGGACATCGTTTTTCATTTGTATGCCCTCCCTTTCAGTAGCTAAATGATACCACATTTTTGACAAGGAGACAACTGCATATGGATCAATCCCTTGGTTCCAGGCTGAAACACGCCTGGAATGTTTTTATGAACCGGGACCCCACCGGAATGAGCTATCAGGTGCTGGGCGGCGGTTCCTCGTCCCGGCCGGACCGGGTGCGGCTTTCCCGGGGCAACGAGCGATCCGTGGTTACCTCCGTGTACAACCGGATCGCTATGGACGTAGCGGCCATCGGCGTGCGGCATGTTCGGCAGGATCAGAACGGCCGCTTTCTGTACGAGATGGAATCGAGCCTCAACCACTGCCTGACGGTGGAGGCCAACCTGGACCAGACCTCCCGCGCCTTTTACCAGGACATGGTGATGTCCATGCTGGACGAAGGCGTGGTGGCGGTGGTGCCGACCGTGTACACATCCAGCCTGAGGGAAGGGAACTTCTACTCGATCTCTTCTCTGCGGACAGGCAAAATTACGGAATGGTTTCCAAATGCCGTGCGGGTGCAGCTCTACAACGAGCAGACCGGCCGGAAGGAAGAAATCATTCGGCCCAAAAACATGGTGGCGATTATTGAAAACCCGCTGTACGCCATCATCAACGAACCCAACTCCACCATGCAGCGGCTGATCCGGAAGCTGAACCTTCTGGATCTGGTGGATGAACAATCGAGTTCGGGCAAGCTGGATCTGATTGTTCAGCTGCCCTACATCATCAAAACCGACGCCCGGCGGGATCAGGCGGAAAAACGCCGCCGGGACATTGAGGAGCAGCTTTCCGGATCCAAATACGGTATTGCATATACCGACGGAACGGAACGGATTACACAGCTGAACCGGTCAGTTGGCAATAACCTGATGTCTCAGATTGAATACCTGACGAGCATGCTGTACAGCCAGTTGGGGATCAGTCAGAGGGTGCTGGATGGAACAGCCAACGAGGAAACCATGCTGAACTATTACGACCGGACGATTGAGCCGATGCTTTCGGCCTTCGTGGACGAGTTCAAGCGCAAGTTTCTAACCCAAACGGCCCGCTCGCAGCTGCAGACCATTTCGTATTTCCGGGATCCATTCAAGCTGGTGCCGGTGAACCAGCTGGCGGAAATTGCGGACAAGTTTACCCGCAATGAAATTGTGACCAGCAATGAGATCCGCCAGATTATCGGCATGAAGCCGTCCGACGATCCGAAAGCCGACGAGCTGCGCAACAGTAACCTCAGGGCATCGGAAGGCGGAGATACACAGGCGGCGCTCCCACAAGAAACTGGAAAGGATGATGACGGACTCGTGGAAGACCTGAAGGAGGAAACTCAAAATGGAAGGTAGATATGACTTCAGCGGTTGGGCGACCAAAAACGACCTTCGCTGCTCTGACGGGCGGACCATTCGGCGGGACGCCTTCAAGGAGAGCGATGGCAAAACGGTGCCCCTGATCTGGAACCATCAGCATGACAGCCCTGAAGACGTGCTGGGTCATGCCCTGCTGATGAACAAGCCGGAGGGTGTGTATGCCTACGGTGTTTTCAATAAAACGGAAGCCGGAATGACGGCCAAGAATCTGGTGGACAACGGCGATGTCGTCGGCCTTTCCATCTACGCGAACCAGCTGAAGCAGCATGGCAGCGACGTGGTGCACGGCATGATTCGCGAGGTCAGTCTTGTACTGGCCGGTGCAAACCCTGGTGCCTCCATTGATTCTGTCATCCGTCACAGTGACGGCACGGAAACGGTGATGGAGGATTCCGGGTTTATTTATACCGGCGAGAGGATCGAGCTGTACCATGCCGACGAGCCGGAAAAGAAACAGGAAGACCAGCCGATGACCAACGATCAGGACAAGGAAAAGGAAAAGGAAGAGAAGTCCAAAGACAAGACCGTCGGTGAGGTTCTCAACACGCTGAATGAAGAGCAGAAAACAGCTGTCTACAGCGTGATCGCCATGGCGTTGGATGAAAACGCCGGTGACGAAAGCAACCAGGACGAGGAAGACCAGAATAATAAAGACGACAAGGAGGACACCATTGTGAAGCACAATGTGTTTGACCAGGAAGAAGAAGCTCGTGGCCAGGTGCTGAGCCACAGCGACATGGAGGTTATTTTCAAGGACGGTAAGCGTTTGGGCAGCCTGAAGGAAAGTGTGCTGGCTCATGCCCAGGACTATGGCATTGAGAATATTGGTACGCTGTTCCCCGAACCTAAGGCCCTGACCAATACTCCCGAATTTATCAAGCGGGATACCGGATGGGTAGACGACGTGATGAACGGCGTACATCGTTCCCCGTTCTCCCGGATCAAGTCCGTGTTCGCCGACCTGCGGGAGGACGATGCCCGGGCGTTGGGCTACATGAAGGGTAATCTGAAGAAGGAAGAAGTTTTCAGCCTGCTGAAGCGCACCACTGCTCCCACCACCATCTACAAGAAGCAGAAGCTGGACCGGGACGATGTGGTGGATATTACCGACTTTGATGTGGTGGCCTGGATCCGCGGGGAAATGCGCGTGATGCTGGATGAGGAAATCGCCCGCGCGGCTCTGATTGGTGATGGCCGTCTGTCCAGCTCCGACGACAAGATTGATGAGAACTGCATTCGCCCCATCTGGAAGGAAAACGAGCTGTATGCCGTCAAGCGCACCATCAGCTTCGCCATGAATGCCACGGATGATGTGAAAGCTAAGGCCTTTATCCGTGAGATCATCAAGAGCCGCAAGGACTACAAGGGTTCCGGCAATCCCACCCTGTTCACCACGGAAGACATGCTGACCAACTGCCTGCTGCTGGAAGACACTACTGGCCGTCTGATCTACACCGGCGAGGACCAGCTGCGCACCGCGCTGCGTGTTAAGAAGATCGTGACCGTGCCCGTGATGGAGAACCTGACCCGGAACGACAACGGCACCACCAAGACCCTGCAGGGCATTGTTGTGAACCTGACCGACTACACCATCGGTGCGGACAAGGGCGGCGCTGTCAATGCCTTCGACGATTTCGACATTGACTACAACCAGATGAAATATCTGATTGAGACCCGCTGCTCCGGCGCGCTGACCAAGCCCTTCTCTGCCATCGTGGTTGAGAGCACTGCTGCCTGAGGAATAGGAGGACGAAAAGATGGATCGCATTTTTGAACAGGCGAAAGACCTGCATGTTCGTGCTACTTACATCTACGGCAAGGCCAGTGACACCGCGGCCTACGTAGATGCCGACTGCACCCAGAAGATGACCGTCAGCCAGATGAAGGAAATCTTCTTGAAGGGCGGCATGATCCGCATCGGCGAGGCACTGTACCAGCCGCTGAACTTTACGGTGGCTTCCGCCGGTACCGGCTCGGTGGCTTATGTGAAAGCCGACACTGCCACCGCCACCACGGCTGTGATGGGTGCGCTGACCGCTGTGAAGGACTAAACGCGGAGAGATTCAAAATGGCAAAGTTTCATGGGATGATCGGCTTCGGACAGGAAGTGGAGGAACGGCCCGGCTACTGGAAGGAGCATGTGGAAGAGCGGGAGTATTTCGGCGAGTTGAACCGGAATACCCGCAGACTGACCAGCACCGACCAGGTGAACCAGAGCCTGACTGTGACCAATGAAATCAGTCTGGTGGCCGACCCCTATGCCAGAGAGAACTTTCACATGATTCGCTATGCGTGCTTCATGGGAACCAGATGGGAGGTATCCAGTGTGGAGGTACAGTACCCCCGGCTGGTGCTGACATTGGGAGGGGTGTATAATGCGGCCCCGGCTTGAACTGCATGAACTTCTGTGCGGGCTTCTGGGCAGCCGGAACGTATACTTCCAGCCGCCCGGAACCACCCGGATGAAGTATCCCGCCATTCGTTATGCCCGGGAAGACATAATGAAGACACCGGCGGACAATCTTCCCTACGGGCTGACAGCAGCCTACGAAATCATCGTGATAGACGAGGACCCCGATAGCAAGGTAGTGGAGGCTGTGGCACAGCTTCCCCAATGCCGGTTCATCCGGCACTATGCAGCGGACCGACTCAATCACGATGTTTTTTTACTTTACTATTAAAAGGAGGATTTCCCTATGAGTAAACTGCAGTGGGATGGAACCGGCGAAAAGCTGTATGAAAACGGTGTAGAGAAGGGCGTACTGTACCCCTACTCCGAAAATGCCTACCAGAAGGGCGTGGCTTGGAACGGACTGACCGCCATCAACCAGAGCCCCTCCGGCGGCGAAATCACCACCCTGTATGCGGACGATCAGGAATATGCCAATATGATGAGCCTGGAGAAATTCGGTCTGACGGTGGAGGCGTACACCTATCCGGAGGAGTTTGAGGCCTGTGATGGCTCCGCCGAGCTGGAACCTGGTGTAACCTTCGGCCAGCAGAACCGCCAGATGTTTGGACTTAGCTACCAGACCAAAATCGGCAATGACACCGATGGCTTCGACCATGGCTATATCATCCATCTGGTATACGGCTGCCGGGCCAAGCCCAGCGAGCGCAACTACTCCACCATCAACGACAGCCCCGAGGCCATCACCCTGAGCTGGGAGCTGAGCTGCACGCCTGTGGATGTGGCCGGTCACAAGCCCACCGCCCACATTGCGATCAACTCCAACAAGCTGACCCCGGAAAAGCTGGCGAAGTTGGAAGCCCTGCTGTACGGTACGGACGCCGGTGCGGAGGGAACCCCCGCCGCCAGCGACCCGAAGCTGCCTCTTCCCAGTGAGCTGGTAACTCTGCTGGCGAACTGATATTTCACCTAACATTAACCGGGGCGCCGTTTGAACGCGCGGCGCCCTTTTTTCCGTTCGAGAAGATGAAAGGAGAAACCTTATGCTGAAAAAGACTATTACCTATACCGACTATAATGGCATGACCCGGACCGAGGACTTCTACTTCAACCTTTCCAAGGCCGAAGTGGCTGAAATGGAAATGAGCACCGCGGGAGGGCTGGCAGAGATGATCCAGCGAGTGGCCCAGAGCCAAGATGGTCCCAACCTCATCAAGATTTTCAAGGATCTGGTGCTGAAGGCGTATGGTGAAAAGAGCCCTGATGGCAAGCACTTTGTTAAGTCCCCCGAAAAGGCGACGCTGTTTTCCCAGACGGAAGCGTACAGCGAAATTTTTATGGAGCTGGCGACCGACGCGGAGGCTGCCGCCGCCTTTGTAAACGGCATCTTCCCCGCCGATCTGGTGAAGAAGATGGCAGAGCAGGGTCCTGCCGCCTGACGGCCTAGAGGGATGGGAGCATGCTTCGACTGAAAATCGCGCCGACAGAAATGTGGGACGAGCGCAAGCAGGAATTCGTTCAGACAGGCGAGCGGGAACTGATGTTGGAGCACTCCCTGGTTTCCCTCGCCAAATGGGAATCAAAATGGCAAAAACCATTTCTAGACCAGAAGCCGAAGACCGGCGATGAAATGCTGGACTACGTGCGCTGCATGACTATCACCCAGAACGTAAGCCCTGAAACCTACAGCCGGCTGACGACAGGCAACATGGCGGAAATTGAACAGTACATCAGCAGGCCGATGACAGCCACCACCTTTTCGGCGGAGCAGCACGGGAACCGAAATGGCGAGAAAACAACGGCAGAGCTGATTTACTACTGGATGGTGACACTGAGTATTCCCTTTGAATGCGAAAAATGGCACCTGAACCGTCTGCTTGCACTTATCCGGGTATGCAACCTGAAGAACCAGCCTGCACGCAAAAAAAGCCAGCGGGCCATTCTGCAGGAAAACCGGGCGCTGAACGCTGCCCGGAGGCAACGACTGAGGACAAGGGGGTAAAAAGTATGACAAGACCAACGGCCAGAACCGTAGCCGACATGGCCATTATACGGGCCAGCGGCCCCACGATTTCCTACAGTGAGGAAGACTGCAAGGGCTTTGTAGAAAAATGCATCAACCTGTGCGGAGGCAGCATTCGCACCTCCGGTACCAATGATATGGTGCGCAATCACTGCGCATGGCTGGGTACTCTGGACAATGCTAAGGCCGCCGGAAAGCTGGTACCCGGGGCATTTCTGCTGATCTGGAAGGAAGAAAGTGACCAGCTGCCAGCCAAATATCGAGGGGATGGACTGGGCGACTTCAACCACATCGGCATTTATGTTGGTGACAAGGGATTTACTGAGAAGGGCCTGTTTGGTTCCCGACATAGTTATGATGTGGTACATTCCTCCAAGACGAAGGGGAAGGTAGCGGGCTCTACGTTGAAAAACGGTTGGACCCATGCCTTGTACCTTCAGGAGGTAGATTACGGCACCTTAAATAGCGGCGTTGAGCTAGGGCAGGATGCCAAGAACATTCTGGACGAACCGTCTACCAGTGAGGAGCAGACCCACGTTGCTGAGACAGCCCAGACAATCCGGGTTGTATCACCAAACGGCGGTCCGGTACGGGTACGGGAGGGAGCCTCCCTGAATGCTATACACAAGAAGGGCTTCTATGCCTATCCCGGAGAGAAGTATCGGGTAGAGGGTGAGAAGAACGGCTTTTACCGCATTTACTTCCAGGGGAAACACCGCTGGATTAGCAAGCAGTATACCGAAGCGGCACAGTAACGGAGGGAAGAGCCATGCTTGGACAACTAACCGGGCTGACTGGTGCAGACCTTCTGACGGCGCTGATTGTGGTACTTGTGATCTTCGAGGTTATCAACCTGGTCGGCAAGACCCTGCAAACTATACAAGGATGGAAAAAACCAGTGGACCAACAGCGTGACAAGACCCAGTCCAGGCTGAAAAGCTGCGAGGACAAACTGCAGGAGGACAATAACCGCCTGAACAATATCGAAAGCGGCCAGCACATGCTGTGCCGGGGCATGCTGGCACTACTGAGCCACGAAATCAACGGTAACAGCGTGGACAAGCTGCGAAAAGCCCAGGATGAGCTGACCAATTTTCTGATTGAACGCTGAGGCGAAGACCATGCAGAGAACCATTGACGGGATCCAGATTCAGGTATCGGAGGAGATACCGGAGGAAGAACTGCTGGCCTATGTGGCCAGAGGAAGAGAAAAGTACGGCCACCATCTGCTCAAAATGGAGCTGGAAATTGACGGGGAGTATGTGAGCATCCACTACGACACGGATGAAGCGATTCCCTTCAACCGGCTGCGCCGTATTACAGGATACCTGGTGGGCAGCCTGAGCCGCTGGAACAATGCCAAGCGCGCCGAGGAGCATGACCGGGTGAAACATACCTGAGGAGGGTAATATGAAAAACATCGACTGGAAGGATGTGCTGGAGCGGTCCGCCAAGACGTTTGTGCAGGCCGCGGTCACCTGTCTTTTGATGCAGATGAAGGGTGTAGACTTGTTCGCTCCAGACCGGAGCGATAAGTTGTGGCTGAGTCTGCTTTTGTCAACAATCGCGGCGGGGCTGAGTGCTGTGTGGAACATCGTCCTTTCTCCGCTGATTGACGCAGCCAAACCGACTCCGGAACTGAAGCCGCCTGCTGAAGAGGAAAAGCCCGGGGACGACGAAAGTGCCAACGGCTAGAAAGAGGCGGGCATGATAACATTCAGACAAAAGGGCGACTTCTCCAAACTGAACCGCTTTCTGGAGCGGATAAAGGAAAAGATCCGGCTGTCGGATCTGGACAGATTTGGCCGGGAGGGAGTAGCCGCCCTTGCGTCTGCTACTCCTGCAGACTCTGGAACCACGGCCAATTCGTGGTACTACAGGATAGAGCATCAAAGGGGATCAACATCGATCTCCTTTTTCAACTCCAACGTAAACGACGGCGTGCCAATTGCCATCATCCTGCAGTATGGCCACGGAACCGGAACCGGCGGTTGGGTGGAAGGACGGGATTATATCAATCCTGCCATTCAGCCGGTATTTGATAAAATCGCACAAAACGCCTGGAAGGAGGTGACCAGCCTGTGAGCAGGACAATCGACGAGCGCGTAGTAGAGATGCGCTTTGACAATCAAAAATTTGAGGACAATGTGCAGACCAGCCTGGGCACGCTTGAAAAGCTTAAGAAAGCCCTGAAGCTGGACGATGCCGCCAAGGGGCTGGAAGAGGTTGAGCAGGCTTCCCGGAAAGTGAAGCTGAACGGCTTGAGCAGTGCCATAGAAACCGTGTCTCTTAAATTTTCGGCGCTGGATGTAGCCGCGGCGCGGGTTTTTCAGCGGCTGACGGATGCGGCCATCGACACCGGGCGGAAAATGGTGAACGCACTGGCTTTTCAGTCCTCCAAAGACGGCTTTTCCGAGTATGAACTGAAGATGGGCTCAGTGCAGACCATTATGGCAGGCACTGGCGAAAGCCTGGAAACGGTGAACAGGTATCTGGAGGAGCTGAACAAATACTCTGACCAGACGATCTATTCCTTCTCCGACATGACGAATAACATTGGCAAATTCACCAATGCAGGCGTCAAGCTGGACAAGGCTGTGCTGGCCATCAAGGGCGTTAGTAACGTGGCTGCAGTTTCCGGCGCTACGGCTGAAGAAGCTAGCAGGGCAATGTACAATTTCAGTCAGGCTCTGTCTGCCGGGTACGTCAAGCTGATCGACTGGAAGAGCATTGAAAATGCCAACATGGCCACCCAGGAATTCAAGCAGCAGCTGCTGGACACGGCCATCGAGTTGGGCACCATCGTGAAGTACGGCGACCAGTACGCCACGGTGACGACAAACGCGGCGGGAAAGACCTATCAGGCCTTTGACGCGACGAGCAACTTCAATGATTCGTTGGCGTACCAGTGGATGACCACGGACGTGCTGACCAGCACGCTGGCCAAGTATGCCGACGAAACCACGGACATTGGTAAAAAGGCCTATGCCGCCGCGCAGGACATCAAGACCTTCAGCATGCTGATAGACACGCTGAAGGAAGCGCTGGGCTCCGGCTGGGCCCAGACCTGGGAACTTCTGATCGGCGACTTCAACGAGGCGAAGGCGCTGTTTACCGATGTGGGCAACGAGCTGAGCGCCCTGATCGAGACTTCATCCCAGGCGCGGAACAGCGTGCTGTACGAGGGCATGGCCTCCGGCTGGAAAAAGTGGCTGAAGGAAGGCATCGACGACGGTGAGATGTACAAAACCGCCATGATGGAAACAGCCCGGGAGCAGGGCATTTCCATCGACGAAATGGTGGAGCAGGCCGGTTCGCTGGAGAAAACCTTTCAAAATGGATGGATTACCAATGACCTGCTGGCTGCATCGGTAGACAAGCTGGTAAGCAAATATGACGGCCTTTCCAAGGAAGAAAAGGAAGAGATGGGCATTACCCAGGCCCAGATCGACCATGCCAAGGAGCTGCAGCAGAAGCTGAAGGACGGCACCATTGACGTGGCGGAATATGCTAAGGCCTTCGGGGAGCTATCGGGCCGGGAGAACTTGATCGAGGCAATAAAGAACACTTTCCACAGCTTGATGGACATTGTGCACTCGGTAAAGGAAGCCTTCAGCGATATTTTTCCGCCACTGACAGGTGAGCGATTGAAAGAAATTACCGTAAAGGTGCGGGAACTGACGGAGCGGTTCAAGGTCAGCGAGGAAACTGCCGGGAAAATTCGGGAGGTATTTGGCGGCGTTTTTTCGGTGGTAAAGACCGGGATTGAAATTTTCAAAAACATCGGAAAAGCTGTTGGACAAGCTCTCGGCGTGCTGGCACCAGGCGGTGGGCGCATTTTGGATGTGCTGGCCACCATCGGCAGCGGCATCAGCCGAGCGGCGGAAGCACTGACCTCTAGCAAAGCCTTTACCGATTTCTTTACCGGGCTTGGCAATGTGCTGAGCAGTGTAGTGCAGCGCCTGAGCGGCTGGGTGAAGCCGCTGGCAGACTTCATCAGCGATTTTACGGCCAAGGTTCGGGAAATGGGGTCCTTAAAGGCAGGCATCCAGTGGGCGTGGCAGCAGATCACAGCCGGGCTGAACAGCCTGAAAAGTAGGCTGCCGGACCTTTCCGGAATCGGCAAATGGTTTGCGGGGCTCTGGGATGGCATTATGAACGGCTTTTCCGCCGGCAGCGGAGGCAAATTGCTGGACGGTCTGAAGAGCGGAATCAGCAGCGTTTGGAAAGGGCTGCTGAACTGGTTTTCCGGCATCGGCAGCTCCGAATTTTTGCAGGGGATCAGGAACCGAACGGCGGTCCTCTGGGGCCGGATGACGGAATTTCTGTCTGGGCTTGGAATTCAACTGCCCAGCTTTGAAAAGCTGGGAGCGACTTTTGAAAAGCTATGGGGCAAGATCAAAACCGTTTATGACAAGGTCATCAATTCCGCCTTTGTGCAGAAGGTAAAGAAAATCCTGACTGGGCTGAAGAACAGCTTTGTGGGATTTGTGACCGGCATAACCGGCAAGCTGCCCCGCTTTACGGGATTGGGAAACATCTTCACCAAGGTATGGGGCAAAATTCAGCAGGTGTGGAGTCGCATTGTCGGGTCTGAATTTTTTCGGAATGTACAGGCTGGGCTTGGCAAGCTGAAGACGGCCTTTCTGGACTTTGTGTCACGCATCAGCGTCAAGCTGCCCAGCTTTGAAACCCTCGGCGGGATATTTGCCAAGGGCTGGGAAGCGATCCGCAGTGGTTTTGAAGCCATCGGGCAGTCGGAATTCATCCAGAAGGCCAAAGCGGGACTTGTGCAGCTGAAGGACCGGTTTATTGAATTCATCACCGGAATGAATCTGAAGCTGCCCAGCTTTGAGGCGCTGGGTGAAAAGCTGCAGAGCGTCTGGGCCAAGATCAAGACGGTATTCAGCACCGTGGGCAGCTGGCTGGGAAAGGCCTTCCAGCCCATCAGCGATTTTATCAGCAAATTCAAGGAGAAGCTTTCCTCCTTCGACTCCGTCGGGGAGGCCATGGAGTGGGCATGGGACACAGCGAAGGATAAGCTTAACGGAATTCTGGAATCGGTCCAAAGCTGGTTTGCCAGCATCGACATCTGGGCCCTGATCGGCAAATACTGGTATATTCCCGCCGGGCTGGCGGTGGCCGGGATCGTAAAGCTGCTGGGCAACATCATGACCATCCTGAAAGGCGCCTTTGCGGAGGACCTGGCCCATCTGAATGAATCCAAGGCCAAAACGCCGATCGGGAAAACGGTGCTGCAGATCGCCGGGGCGCTGCTGATGGTGGCCGGGGCGTTATATTTGGTAGCCTCGATTGATGAAAAGAAATTGTGGCCAGCGGTAGGAGCAATTGCTGCAATCGTTGGCGTTATGACTGCCCTTTCCATAGTTATTGGACTCTTGAATAAATTTACAGGCGGCGGAATGGCTGCTGGCTCCAAAGGCATGCTTGAGATGGGGCTTGGAATTCTGGCCATTGTCGGAGCACTGAAACTGTTGGAAATGATTAACATGGAGGGGCTTTCGGACCGTCTGATTCTGCTTGGCGGCATCATGGCTGCGTTGGTTCTCTCTATGGCGATCGTAAACGCTACAGCCAATAGTACAGGCGGGATGACCGGTGTTCTGAAGTTTGCAGGCGCAGTTGCTATATTAGCGCTTACCCTGAAATTATTGGATGGCTTTAACTGGCAAGAGGACTGGCAGGCTGCGGCAGCATTGGGCGCTATTATGGTGGTTTTAGCAGGAGCCATGGCACTTGTAAAGTTAACCAATGGCAGCACCAAGGGCGTCCTTTCTTTTGCCCTGGCAACAGGCATTTTGGTTCTATGTCTGAAAAGTCTTGGCGGAATGGACAAATCTAAGCTAATTCAGGGCGGCATTGCTCTTGGAGCAATGATTGCAGCACTTACCGGGGCCATGTATGTTCTCGGTAAAGTGAAGGTCAATGCTTCCACAATTGTCATGCTTGGCGTGCTTACCGCCTCCATCTGGGTATTCGGTTCCGTTATGCAGGAGCTGGCCAGCGTACCATGGACCGTGATTGCGTCTTTTGGCGGGGCGTTTGCCGCCATGATTCTGGCGCTTGCTGGAGCAATCGCCATACTGGGAAAGCTGGATACGGCAACGATTGTGAAAGGTGAAGCCGCCGTAACGGCGATTGTGGGTTTATTGGGCGTTGTGGCCATTGGATTGGCCGAGCTGGCTGGTGGAGCTGTGGCAGGCATATCCACGTCGCTGTTTTCTGCAATCAACACTCTGAAATTGTTGAGTGTTTCCGCAGGGGAGATTTCGCAGGACAATGTGGATAATGCCATTACCGCCATTGGAAAACTGACCACCATGACCGCTGAAACAGTGTTTACATTCAGCGGAGATGTAGTGGATTGGGGTAAGAAAGTAACTGGCCTTGGCGATGATCTGCATTATTTCTATATCCAGACCAAAGACCTGACAGAAGATACCATTCAAGGTGTTGTAGATTTCAGTGCAAAGCTGCAGGAGATTTACACCAATCTGACATCCATTGGTGATATTACCAATTACGAAAGTGTTTCAACAGCTCTGGTTAATATCAGTTCGAACCTGGGACTATATTCCGAGAATCTGAAGGATGTGGATGTTTCCGACGAGGGAACTAAAAAAGCGGTTGCCTCCATGGGCGTGCTGGAGCAAATTGCTCAGGCAGCCACGACTACTGAAGCATTGGATGCACTTTCCAGTTTTTCCGGAGAAGGCACAAATCTGACAGATTTTGGAAATGGTCTGTATACCTTGACATCGGCCTTGGCCCGGTATGCTTCCAAAGCCGCAGCCGTGCAGGATACGGATAAGGTGGAAGTGTTCAATCAGATTCTGTCGAAATTGGCGACACTGAAAACCAGTCTGGAACAGCGGGGAATTCTTGATTTCTTTCTGAACAAAGACCAGAATGGTTTGACAGAACTCAGTCAGGGAATTACTTCGCTTGTCAATCCCCTGGTGGAATTTACGGGTCTTGCAGATGGCGTAGGCGACATTGAAAAACTGAGCGTATTCACAGACATCATTGACCAGCTTGCCGGAATCAAGACTAAAATGGAAGAAAACCAGACCTTATGGGATTGGATCAGCGACGTAACTGGCCATGACACCCTGACAGTATTCGGTACGGGATTAAGCGCATTCGGCATTGCCTTCAAAGATTTTGTGGGAAATGTAGACGGTTTGAAATTTGACTCCAAGAGTTTGACGACTGCTGTGGACATCATCGGGAAATTAGCGTTGGCAGAAGCTACAATCGGTCCTGCCTTTGCCGAAACAAATGGACAGGGCATGTATAATCTGATTGCCGGAAACGGCAGCACGATAAAAGGACTGTCCGCGCTGATTGACGCGTTGATCGAAGCACAAACGGGAGCAGCAGAGCTTGATACTGCACTATGGAATGATGTTGCTGGGATTTTAACCAACATCAGCAGTCTGACAGCGGAAAGCCTGACTGCGGTTGACGATGGAGCCGCACAGTCTTTGGCAGCTTCTTTTGGAACGATGCTGACGCTGGCTGCCGCAGAGCTGACCTCGGAAACCCATAAAACAGAATTCAGCGCCGCTGGAACCCTGCTGGTCACGGAGCTCATGTCCGGTTTCGGTAGTCAATTAACGGTTCTGGAAACTACAGCTGGCAATCTGGCCGTGACGGCAGCAAATGCCATGAGCGGCAAATACCAGAGTTTCCATACTGCCGGTTTTAACGCAGTGATGGGTTTTGCTAACGCCATAGCCGAATACACGTGGTACGCAGAACGGCAGGCCTCTAATCTGGCGCAGCTTGCCGCCAACGCTGCCATGCGGGCACTTGATGAACATTCCCCTTCCCGCGTGACCTATGGGATAGGCCAATACTTCAGCGAGGGCTTTGCCAACGGTATTTCCGCTTATGCCTCCGGCGCGGTACACGCCGCCGACGGAATGGCGGAAGGCGCGGCAGCGGGCCTGAACAATGCCATTGGGAAAATCAGCGCCATGCTGGACGGCAGCATCGACACCACGCCGACCATCCGGCCTGTGGTGGACCTGAGCAGCGCCGCCAGCGGAGCAGCCGCCCTGAACAACCTGTTTGCCATGAACCCGAGCATGAGCAGCTTCGGCGGCTCCATCGCCCTGCAGAACGTAGGCGAGCTGCGGCTGGACGACGGGCGCATGTCCCGGGGAACGGACAACCAGAACGTGGTAGACGCCATCACCCGGCTGGAAAGCCGGTTCAACCACCTGAGCGAGGCCGTCAGCCACATGCAGATTGTGCTGGACAGCGGAACACTGGTAGGTGAAACCCGCGCCCAGATGGACCAGCAGTTGGGCTTTACCGCCGCGATGCGGGAACGGGGAAACTGACCATTGACGGAAACAATCAAAATGGTATAATCAAAGGGAACTTAATTAGGAGGAAAACCGCATGAAACGTCTGCTTCTTCTCATACTGGTGTTGACTATGGCTGTAACCCCCGCTTTGGCAGCGGAAATTGACCTGACCACAATGACCGATGCTGAACTGGTAGAGCTGCGGGCGCAGATTGATGAAATTCTGGATGACGACAGCAGCAAGATTTACGAAGGCAAATATGTTGTCGGAACGGACATCAAACCTGGACGGTACAAGCTAACCTGCTATCAGTTTCTGAGCATATTGGCAGCTATGCATGTAAGGCTATATGCTGCCGATAATCCCGATGAACGGCTGGAGAGCTATGATCTTGTCACCGGTTCCAGCGTTTATGTGAACTTGACGGAGGGCATGATTCTCACTCTCGATGCTGGTTCCTGCTATATCAAGACTGCTTCCGCTGACTGGGCTCCGTAATTCTTTCTTTACAGGAGGTTCATGGGGATGAAACGGTTTTTATGTGTATTATTGGTATTGGCGACTATAGGGATCCCGGGGGCTATCGCTGAAAGCATTGATATAGACAGCATGGCCCTTATGGACTTACTGGAGCTGCGCAGCAAGGTCGATGCCAAAATTGACGAGCTGCTTAAGACATCGGTCAGCGTTTCTGAAATCTATCAAGGAGAATATCTGGTTGGAAAAGACATCGCCCCCGGACGGTATCTGTTCACCTGCAATAAGGACATCGACGCTCAGTACGATGAGGATTTTGCCTATTGGCTATATGCCGACAAAGCAGCATATGAAAACTCTAATCGTATGGCCTCCGACGCCGTCTGCTTTGGCCGTTCTTTAAGCGTTTTACTGGAAGAAGGAATGTTTCTGAAAATTGTTCAGGGGCAGGCGCAGGTTGAGCTTCTGCCTACGGCTGAGTATGCTCCGTAATTCTTTCCTATAACCTACAGGCTCCCGCTTCACCGCGGGAGCTTTTTCTTATCCTTTTATGAAAGGGGGAATGAAATGTACCACTCTATTACCTTCGGGACCAAAAACACGTGGGACGACTGGCATTTGATTCCCACAACGCGGCCGGTGTTCAACCCGCCGACTGTAAAGGCCAGCACCATTGACCTGCCCGGCGGGGATGGCGTGCTGGACCTGACGGAATTCATTGCCGGAAGGCCGCTGTACAACAACCGGACGGGATCGTTCGAATTTATTGCGGACAACGACTTTATGCGCTGGGAAGAGCTGTACAGCGAAATTCTCAATTACCTGCATGGTCGCAGCTTGAAAGCGATGCTTGAGGACGACCCTGGCTACTACTATCAGGGCCGATTTACAGTGAATCAGTGGAACAGCGATAAGCTATATTCCAAAATTACCATCGACTATGACGTATTCCCCTACAAGAAGGAAACTGGCGCGGCGCTGGACCAGTGGCTATGGGACCCGTTCAACTTCAAGACGGGCATCATCCGGGTGTATAAAAATATTCAGGTGGACGGCACTAAGGTGGTGCGAGTGGTGGGCTCCACCATGCCGACCAACATCACCATCACCACATCGGCCACTGGAATGTCCGTAACTTTTCATGGCGTAACCTACGAGCTCCCTAAGGGGTCGTTCACGGATCAGGACATCGTGATCGTAGACGGCATCAACGAGCTGACCTTTACCGGCAGCGGAATCGTCAGCATTGATCTGGCTGGAGGCAAGCTGTAATGTTTTACGTATACGCAGACGGAGAATCGCTCTGGTTTCCGCTGGACGACAAGCGGGTGATTCTGAACCCACGGTTGACGCTGGAAATGGGAAAGGCAGGATCATTTCAGTTCAGCCTTCCGCCATCAAATAGCCTGTATAACACTCTGGCCAAGCTGAAAACCATCATCACCGTAACACTGGATGATACGGAAATTTTCCGGGGCAGGATCCTGACAATGGACCGGTCCTTTAATAATGTGAAGCAGATTTACTGTGAGGGCGTACTGGCCTACCTGAACGACAGTGTGCAACCTTCGGAAAAATTTACTGGAAAGACCCATGACCTTTTCGCCCAAATCATTGAAGGGCACAACAAAATGGTAGAACCCGCCAAGCAATTCAAAATGGGAAAGATCACGGCGGAAAACCGTGACATCATCATTACCGGCACGTCGGACGAGACGGAGGACGGCAGCAATGGTAGCTTCGACTACAAGCAAATAGCCATCAACGCCATGACCGGGGAGTGGAAAAGCAGCTGGGAATTTATTTCCAGCTACATGATCGCCTATGCGGGCGGATATCTTCGGGCCCGGCATGGCGAGGACGGGCTGTACATCGACTACCTGCAGGATTACGAGAGCAGGGCTCCCCAGAAAATCGAGCTGGGAACGAATCTGCTGGACTTTTCGGAAAGCATTTCCGCCGAGAACCTGTTCACGGTGCTGATCCCCCTGGGAGACGAAAACCTGACCATTGCCGACGTGAACAACGGCAGTGTGGAGCTTCAGGATGAAGCGCTGGTGAACGAGTATGGGCGGATTGTGCGCACCCATGTGTTTGACAGCGTTAATCAGCCTGAAACCCTGCTGGAGAACGGAAAGCGCTATCTGGAAAGCTATGCGAACGTGCCGGTCACCATCGCGATCAAGGCAGTGGATCTGCACTTTGCCAACCCGGACATTCAGGAAATTTACGTGGGCGACCAGGTGCTGGTGCGGTCCGCGCCCCACGGCATCAAGGACTACCTGACCTGCACGAAAATTGAGTACGACTTCAGCAACCTGGGCAACACCACCTACACCTTCGGCGACCCCAGCCAGAGCCTGACTGAGCGTTATCGGAAGGACAAGCAGAAGGAAACCGAACAGGTGAAACAAGCGGCGTCTTCTGGGGGCGGCGGCGCCGGGAAGAAGAATGAAAAAGAACTGGACAAGGTAAAAAGCTGGGTCAATTACAAACCGGAAGACCCCAAGGTAAGCATCGGGGCCCTGTGGGAGACGGTGAACAACACCAACAGCGTACTGAGCACCGTCGGCATCAATCTGGACGCGGAAACCGGGAACGTGAACATCAACACCCTGAAGACGGTGCAGGACCAGCAACACAACACGCTGGAAAGGCACGAATCCCAGATTGCGGTGAACGCGGATGACATTACCCTGACCAGCCAGAAGCTGACAGAGGAAGTTGGGGAGATCAACGCCAAGATTGAGCTGAGTGTCAAGGGGCTGGAAAGCAAAATTACGGCACAGGCCGACCACATTACCCTAATCAGCGACGATGTACAGATTAACAAAACCAACCTGTACGGGGTGCAGCAAAATGTGGTGAGCATCAACAGCAGCATTACCAGGATCAACTCTGAAATTACGCAGGTGAAAAAGCTGATTGCGGACGAGATCAATTCGACAAAGGGTGATATTACCTGGCTTCAAGGGAAGGTAATCCAATGCACGACCCTGAGAGCCGACAATGTGCGAGCGAATGCCATAATGACCATTAACGGAAATGCAGTGGCGACCCAAACATGGGTTAATCAGAAACGCTACCTGACCGCCCTGCCCAGCCACCGCCATACAGTGAAGGTGGGAACGACCAACTATTTTACCAGCTATACAGGCAGCTAAGGAGGACGAGCCATGAAAACCCTGCATGAACTGGGGCAGGCCGTGATTGAAATGCGGGAAGCGGTAAACATGCTGTGGCTGGGGGACCCCAACAGCCTGAACCACAACTGCGAAATCGTGGTTTTCTGCAACAAGCGGGCCAACGAGATCATCGCGGCCCTGAATGAAGCATGCAAGACGGCCCCGCCCGGAGAGATTGAGCTCGTTCCGGAGGAGCCTACCAAAACGGAGGTGAAGGACGATGGCAACCATTGCCGAGAACCTGCAAGCGATTAAGGAAGCCGTATACGGCGAAGAGGTGCGCGGGGCCATCCACGACAGTATCAGCCAATGCTACGAGGACGTAACTGCCAGCAAGACGCTGGCAGACAGCTCCGCCGCTGCCGCTACGGAGAAAGCCGCGCTGGCGGATCAGAAGGCGACGGCGGCGAACACTGCAGCGCAGACGGCCAACACGGCTGCATCGGTAGCCAATGAAAAGGCCGAGTTGGCGGCCCAGAAGGCAGCTGCGGCCAATGCGGCGGCAAGCGCAGCCAACCAGAAGGCGACCGTCGCGAACACAGCGGCAAGCGCGGCCAACACGGCCGCCGCCAACGCGGAGGAGAAAG